CTATTAATCATATTATAATTGCGTTGTCAGAGGTGTTTTTGATAACGCTGCAGCCCTGTTCTGACTGAACACGGGCGACAGTCCATTTCGTTGCGTTCACAATCGCTTTCGCCCCGTGAAGAAGAATGATGTCGTGCCGCTCTGTCTTTGAACAGAACACGGTAGCAGACGTTCTTCCTATCAAGATAGCCCGTGAGGGGTCTTTCAGGGTTATTGCGCCCGCATCAATGTAGATGCCGTACTTCTCAACGCCGTGAGGCTTGAAGAGTCTGAATGTCGCCATATTCGGGAAGTGGTTCGTCATGCAGAACTCAATCCCCTGAGGGGTCTGAAACAGCCTGACAATATCCTCGACAGTCTGCTCAGTCCCCTTGAACAACGGGCAAGCCCCGAGGAGCTTTGCCTGTGTGTAAATCTGTCTGATAACTTCTTTCATGTCACTTTATCTTTATGCCTTTGAGGGCGATGTCGTTCACTGTGTCCTTAATTTCTTTCACGCTGCTCTCAACACCCGCTACACGCTCTGAAAGCCCGTCTGTGTTGTTCTCAATGTTCAAGACAGACTGCAAAATCAGGTTCGCCGTGGTCAGGAGGAGTTTTGTGTTCTCACTGATTGAATAGGTGTGACCCTGAATTGCCGTTGCTCGCCCGTTCAGCTCGTCCACGCTGTCCTGAGAGGCGTTGGCGATACCGCTTGAAGAGGTCTCACGGGTTGAGTTCTGAGCGGCTGTAATCATGTCTTGAACCTGTTGAGGAAGAGCCTCCCAAATGGTTATCCAGTTGTCGCCAACGGTGTTCAGGTCGTTTGTCAGGTCAGAGAGTGAGCCGAGAACAGCGTCAATGCCCGCAAACTTCCCGTCCTTGAACCATTGAGCCTTGTACTTGTCAAAGACCTCTCCGAGGGGTTTTTCCAAGAACTTCTGAACCAAGAGCCGTTTGGCAATGTCAGCCACAAGGTCGCTCACTTCATCATGCCAAGCCTTGGCGTAGTCCTCGCCGTTCTGAAAGGCTTTAAAGAAAGCGTCAGAGAGTTGTTCTGCGATGTCTGAACTTGAACCGCCCATGATTTCCTCCACCATGTCATTGATGATTGAAATCGCTTTTGCGCCCAATTCTTCAATCTTCTGTTCCCACTCGTCAATTTTGTCGCTGTCAGTCTTCTTCTTGCTGTTCTCCGTGTCTATCTGTTCTTGAATGAGTAGCTGCTGCTGTGCGATGTTTTCGAGTTGGTTCTTGGCTTCATCAAACTTCTTCCCGCCGAGAGCCTTGTCAGCCGTGTAAGCGACATTGGCGTAAGCCGTGGCAATCTTCTCGGCTGACTGTTTCAACAGTTCATCGTTGCGTGAGACTTTCAGCGTGAGCCTTGCCCACATCGCCTCAAAGCCTGAAAGGGTCTCAATGTCTTTCAACATTTCGTCCCGTGTCTCTTTCAACTTCTGTTTAACGAGGTCAATAGCCTTTCCGCTCTTCTCCTGAATGCGCACGATGTCGGCGTTGTCAAGCTCCCATTGCAGTTGGTCAATGCGGTTTTGAAGAGCCTCAATTTCCTCTTGCTTGCTCTCGTCATTGTTGAAGAGGCTCGCAATCTTTGTGGCTATCTCCAAGGCGGCAGAGATTATCGTCAGAATGACAGAAGCTCGTTCAACGGTCTTGATTGCCTTTGCGGAAGCCGTGGCGGTCGCCTGAACGCCCGTGGAGGCGTTTTGTGTCAACTGCATTATGCCGTTAATCATCGTTAGGGCTGACGTTGATATTTGTCCCGCCGTCTTGATGATGTCTCCCGCCACGCCGCCGATGGTGTCGCCTATCTCTTCAAATGACTTGTTGACCTCGTTCAGGGTCTTGTAGAGGTCTTGCCATTGTTTGATTGAACGTTTGTCAGGGTTCAGGTCGGCTTTCGCCTTTGCCTGTGTCACGTTGTTCTTGGCGGTCGTGACCTTTGCCCGTGCAACGGCAAGCTGTTGTGAAGAGGCTGTGCCGTTCTTCTTGTCTTGCTCAACCTTTTTCAACTCCTCTTCGGCTTTCTCCAAGAGAGCTTGAAGTTGTTCAAGGGTAAGATTGGCGATTTCATTGCACCATGCCTTGTAGGTCTCTTCACGTTGCGCAAACTGATTGTCAACGGCGTTCAGAGCCTGTTCTTCCTGATAGTTCAGCTCGTCAACATTTGACTGCGACACGCCGTCATTGAACTTGTCATTTCCGTTCTCGTCTTTCAGACGGTTGCCGTCCTTGTCGTGCTGATAGAGGTTTTCAATCTTCTTTTGATATTCCTCGGCAATCTTCTCACGCTGCTGCTCGTAGGTCAGGCTGTCTTGAAGCATTGTGTTCAGAGCCTCTTTGTTGCCCTTGACCTTTGTGTCCTCGGCAATCTTCTGATAAGCAGCGAGTTGGTCTTGCTGTTCCTTGCTCAGGTCAGCGACCGTGATGTTCAGAGATGCTTTGTAGGCGAGCGTCTGAGCCTTTGTTGCTTTCGGGTGGGCGTTCTGATATTCAAGAACCTTTTCATCGGTCAAAGCGTCTATCATGCTCTGCTCACGCTTTTTATTCTCATATATCAGGCGGTCGTAGTTGAGATTGATTTGGGCTTTCTGTTTCTCATATCCCTCTTGCATATTCTCAATCTGTTTCTGCCTGATGTCAAGCTCGGCTTCGGCGTTGGCTTCAATGACCGCATCTTTATATTCTTGAATTTTATCTGTGCGCTCGGCTGTTTGGTCTTCAATCTTGACCGCCTCCGTGTGTGCCTTGTTGCCCGCCGCTGTTGTCTTTGAGACACTGTAAGCGTCTATCTTCTTTTGAGCGTTGGCAATGTTTTTTCTTATTTGAGCGGCTTTATTTGTCTTCAACTCGGCGGCTGTCATTGCGTCAAGCAAGCCTTGCTGTTCTTTCTGATAGTCCTCCCAATATTTTTTGTTCTTGACAACCTCATTCGGCTTTGTTGTCTCTGTCTTCTTGTCAAGAGGGTTGTCCCCGAAACGGCGAGCGGCTTCCTCCATAGACTTGTTGTAGGTGTTCTTGGCACCGCTGACCTTTGAGAGAATGTCGCGAATATCATTTGTCGTATATGTGTACGAGCCGATACCCGTTTCAGGGTCTCCAGCGACATAGTGTGTTTTGTCAAACTGTTTGACCCATTTCTCGTTCAGCTTGCCTTTGCCCTCAATGACCCTGACAAGTTGCCAATAAATGTTCTCAGCCATTGACGTGCCGCCCTTATATTTTTGGTCGCCATACTTTTCTTTTAAGAACTGATACAGCTTTTCTTTCTGTTCTGATTCCGTAGAAGCGTATGTGTCGGCTGCGTCTTTTGTAAACGCTTCCATTGCTCTTGCCTTGGCTGCGTCACGGGCGGCAGCTGACACGGCTCTGTAAGCGGCTTCAACGTCATTCAGGTTCTTGACCTCACTTTTCAGTCCGTCAAGGTATTTGCCATACTGAGAGATAATGGCTTGTTTGGCGTTCTTGTATTCCTCCGTGCCTTTCTTGGCTGTTTTCAGACGGGCGAACATCGAATCTATCTGAACCTGTTCAGCGGCAACGGATTTGTTGTATTCCTTTGTCGCATCATCAAGTTTCCGTTGGGCTTTCTGTTCGTCTGTCTGATATGTTATGAGTTTATAAATACCATAGCCCAAGGCTACAACGGCGGCAAGAGCCAAAGCCCAGGGGTTCGCCATTATGACAGCGTTCAATCTTGAAGCCACAGCCGTGAGTTTTGTCTTCGCTACGGATAAGAACCCCGTAGCGGTAGCGTTAGCCGTCTGTGCGGCTGTATTCGCAGCTGTCTCAACGGTGTTCGCCCGCCTCACGGTGCTGTCAAGGAGGGCGGCTTTTGAACTGACCTCACGAGCGGCGGTGTTACGGGCTTTCGCTGCGGTGCTCAGGTTCTCTTCTGCCGTCTCTAAGGCTGTTGTCGCCTGAGCCACTTTCTTTGATGTTGTTGCGTCAACGGTAGCCGCCATTTCTTTTCTCAGGGCTACGATGTTTCGGCTGTGTTGAACCTCTTCCGCTTTGGCAGCGACCAACTTCTGATTTATTGTCGCTATCTCACGGTTCTTGGCGGCAATGACCTCCTGAGAGGCTTGTGCCTCTTTCAAGGCTCTTGCCTCAGAGATAGCTGCCTCTTTCTGTTCTTGAAGTTTCTGCGCTCTGAGGGCGGCACGGCTCTGTGCCTCACTCTCAATGGCGATTTTCTTCTGTACGGCGGCGGTCTGTTCTGTTGCCGCCTCTTGCAACACGGCTTCAAGTTCAGCCCGCTTTGAAGCCACCTTTTCAGCGGCGGCGGCTTTCTCACTCTCTGCGGTGGCAAGACGTTCACGGGCGGCGGTAAGTTCAGCCTGAGTGGTAACGGCGAGCTGTGTCTGACGTTCCATTTCAGCCTGAGTTTCAGCCTTGACAGCAAGGTAATATTCCTCAGAGGTCTTTGAAAGGTTCATTTTTGAGATTTTAGCCTGTTGCTCGGCTGTCATAACCTCATATAACTGAGCGGCTTCCTCTGTGTGTTTTACAGTCTTGATTGCACCCTGAACGGCGGCTGTGCTGATAACGGCGGCTTTATAAGCCCCATAGGTAGCAATAACACCGAGGAGAACGTCCCCAACGGTTCTCCAATTCTCAACCACGGTAGCGGCGACAGAAATTGTGTCAGAGATTATTCCCTCAGTAGATTTGCCGATTTCATTAAACATTTGCTCGAAGCCATCTTCAAGGTTTGATAACTGCCCCGTTATCGTGTGGCTCTGAGCCTCCATAAGACCGCCGAACTTGCCGCCCTCAGAGGTCATGGCGATGATAGCCTTTTCAACCTCAGGGAAGCCGACCTTGCCCTCGGTAACAAGGTCTTTGACCTTATCTTTGGCAACGCCGAACTGCTTGGCGAGTTCATCTGTCAAAGGAATACCACGTCCCAAGAACTGATTAAGGTCTTGCGTGTACAAACGCCCCTGAACCATTGTTGTGCCGTATAGGTAAGCCAAGTCATTCAGAGGGATTGAGAGACCCGCCGCAATGTCGCCGAGCCTGATTAAGGTCTCATTCACTTTGTCAGCCTGAACACCGTAGGCGAGAAGCTGCTTCGCTCCCTGTGCAACGTCACTCATGTTGAACGGGGTTGTGGCGGCGGTCTTGATTAACTGCTGCATCAGGGCGTTGGCTTTGTCAGCCGAGCCGAGCATGGTCTTGAAAGCGATTTCAATCTGTTGAAACTCACCTCTGACATGGGCTACCTGAGAAACAAACTCTTTGACCTTTGAGACAGCGAACACGCCAGCAACGGACGCACCGATTTTCTTCATCGCTGCGTCTATCTTGTCGCCCTCACTGACAGCCGTGTTGCCGATACCTCTCAAAATGTTCTTTGATTCGGCAGCGTCTGTGCGGAGCTGTGAGTTGTCAAGCCCCGTTCCGTAGTAAAGTTTTCCTTTCTCGTTTTCCATTTTTATTCTATACTGTCAAAGAATTGTTTAACACGTTCTTTATTTCTTGGGTCGTCAGCCTTGATTACCTCCTGACCGTTGTCAGAACCTCTTGACCTGTCTTTTGATTGATAAGACGGGAAAACGGCATTGTATAAAGTCAGGTTTGTGTAACTCAGGTCGTACAGAACTTCTTTCGGGGTCAACCCGAAAGCCTTGACCGCCCCCGCCACTATTGCCCAAATGCTGTCGCTTCTGTTTCCACTTTCGTCTGATGCATCAGATTTATTTCTATCAGGAAAGTGGTAAGCCCGAAAAAATCGCCAATCTCCATTTTGTTCAAGAGACCGCCGATGAGCATGTTCAGGGCTTTCGGGGAATAGGTTTCAAGAAGTTCTTGGGCGAGTTCCGCTTGGCGGTCTCTGACCTCTTCAACCTCAACGACCTCCTTACGCTTGAATAAGCCCCACAGATAGCGTTTTACTCTTGTCTGCTGAACTTTCACACGTTCTTTGATATGTTGTGCGCCCAATATCATTATGGCGGCTATATCGCCTAAAGCCCGACAATCCTTTGCGATTGACAGACTTTCTTCGACCACGTTCTCAGGGTCTGAGACAACACGGGGAAGCCGTGAGACAGCCTCCGAAACAAGAATGAGGGTCGCCGTGCTCGGTGGGGCGACCTGATATGTCTTTGAGCCGATTGACAGTTCTTCCGTCTTTTCAAGAATTGTGTCGGCTACCTTTTCTTCAAGAGTTTTCTTTTCAGCCATAAAGCGTTGTTTTTAATGATGATTTATTTGTGGGTCATGGCGGTAGCGAACCGCCGTGAGCGTCTTTCTCTGAGACCTCTGACCCTTGAAGAGGGAGGGGCGGTTGCGCCTGACCGCCTCGCTCCCTCAGTGCAGATGAACATTCAGGTTATTGAACCGAAACGAACCTCCGTTTGTCAGGCGCAAAGCTCCGTTGGTTGAGAACCTTACGCCCATCAGTCATTTCGGGTTAGTCTTCGTGTAAGGCTTCACGCTCTTGCCCGTTGCGGGTTTGAGAACCTTGACAACGTAGTGAAGCAGCTTGCCGTCTGCGGTTGAATAACTTTCCTCGCAACGAACTGTTGAGCGGTCAATCTGAAAGCCCTCGTTCTCATCGTCCTCAGGCGTGAGGCGGAAACCGTACTCACCTGAGATAACGCCGTCAATGTCTTCAAACGGGCGTGTTGCGCCTTTCTTGACGAACAGGTCGAACTCGAACTGATAAGTGTTCTTGCCCGTCCTTGAATCCACCAACTCGCCGCCCTCTTCCGTGGCGGTCTTCTCTGTTCCCGCTGTCGGGGTCAGCTTCGTTGTGTCCTCCTTAGGAGTGTCGATAGCTTTCCACGTCTCGGTGGGAGTGCCTTTTGTTGAGGTTGCAAACTCAATGGTTGGCTTACCCCATGAAAGTTGTGACATAATCTTTTAATTTTATTGTTTAACATTCAGTTTATTTACAACAGGCTTTGTTATCGGTGTGTCGCCCTCTTCTGTCAAGAGAGACGATTTTCCATCCTCGGTCAAGATAACAGCCGCCTGAGGTATGTTCAGCGGTTCATCGTCAGAGCCATAGTATTTATATTTCAGACACACAACGACAAAGTGCTGATGAATTTCTTCGGCATAATCCGTGCAGATCGTCTGTTGGAGCTTGAACTTATAACAAGAGACCTCAGCCGTGAGACTTTCAACCCATCGCTTGGCGAGTATTTCAAGTTCTTCTGTGCGCTGACCGTCCTCAACGAGAACGCCGTTCCCGTAAGGGTCAACGTCAGGGCAGTATATGTGAACCGTAACCACGCCTGTCTGAATTTCGTCAGGCAGACCCGCCGTGAATATGACCACAGCGTCCTCCAAGCGGCTGTCACGGGGTCTGTATCCTTGTCTGTAAACCTCACCTGAAATCATCGTGTAAAGGGTGCTGTCTTTCAGAAGTTGGTACACGTCCCCTTGAACTTGTTTTGATGTCTTTGCCATTGTCTCTTGTCATTTGTTAAGTGAAGCCAAGCTGTTTCAGCATACTCGGCACGATTTTGTCTGCAAGCAGTTCTGAACTGTCAAGGACATCGTAGCCTTTGTTCTTGACGTGAGCGGCGTATTCCATGCCCGCAACGACTATCAGGCAGACCCCGTGGGGAAAACGCCTGACAAGTTTCTTCGCGAACGCTGCGCCTTTCTCTGACCCGTCCTTGCCTTGTTTCACGGTCTGAAAGTCTGACTGATAAACAACCCGTCCGTCCACGGCAATGACATAGCCGAGTGAACTTCTCAGGTTGCCCGTTTGGTCTTTGTAGGAGTTGGTCGAACGGGCTGTGTTCAGAACCTGTTCCCCGCAATACTGCAAAGACCTTATCAGAACAGTTTGAAGCCTCTTCAACTCTTGTTCCGTGTATCGGTCAATCTCAGACATGGGGGTAAGTTGTCTTATTGGCATAGCTTCTGAGTTATTTCTTGCGAATTTTGAGTATGTGGCGTTTACATTTCAAAGTGGAGTGATTATAAGCACAGAAAAAGTAAAGCCGACATAGAGCCGCAATCGCCGTTAGACCATTATCCGCAATTCACAGACGGCTTCCAACGGCTCAACCTGAATGACAGAGAACTCCCCGAGGCTCTTTCCCGTCAAACTGTCTGTGAGCCTGATTTGGTCAATATCTCCGAGGGGCTGTTCTTCAATCAGAATTGAATACTGCGCCACCGTGAAGTGTTCCCCGTTGACCTTGCCGAGCTTGTCGTACTTGTTTGCCGTGTACTGACAGTCTATCGGGCTTCCCCAAGAGACCTCAGAGGGCTTGACAGGATAACCCGTATCAGGGTCAATGCCGCCCGCCGTCTTTCTCTTCACTTCAATTGTGCCGTTTGGAATTATCATAATCGTGAACCTTTATATCCGTATATAGGTTTAGCGGTTACCGCTTCATCCTCAAACTCATTGAACAGTTTATAGGCTCTGTTTTTGAACTCTGTGCGCTGTTCATCCGTGAATGAGTATGATTGCCCGCCCTGAGTGACGTTCGGGGCGAGAGAGAGCCACAGAAGCGTGTCAGCCTTTGAGAGGTTGAACGCCTTGCCTTTCAGCGTCTCTTGCGTGGCTTCCCCTGAAAGCGAAAGACCCCGCCGCTCCGCAGTCTCTACGAGGGTGCGAAGCGGAACGGGGTAAGCGGTAATGCTTTTCAGTGCTTCAAGAACTGTTGCCATACTTATGCGTCAGTTAATTGTTTATTATTCCCAATCCTTGCCGTCTGTCTTGATATAGACATTGCGGTAAGCCGTGTCAAAGACAGGCACAGCGTCAGCCTGACCGATTGTGACCTCTGACTTCGGTTCGATGGTGCCATACTTCTTGATGACAGTGTGGGCACGCTCCGCACGCAATATCAGGTTCTCGTTCTCAGTCAGGATGTCATACTGAGTTGTGCCGAGGCGTTCTGTCTCTGAGAGCACGCAGCGGCAGTCCTCGAACGGGTTGCCTGATTCCTGAGAGCCGTCAGCGAACTCACGGGTAATGGTTTGGTCAATGACTTTCAACTGAATACCGTTGAGCCATGCTTGGCGGGCGAGCATTGAGTTGACCGTGGCGAGGTCAGGGGTCTGAGAGATATTCAGAGCGTTTGAAGCGAATGACGCACATGCCTTGATAATCTGCTCGGAGGACGCAATCTTGTAGAACTCGTCAAGGTTGACAAACGCAAATTTCGGGTTCAAGCCCTTAGCCTTTGCCATCTTGATAACGGTTCGGAAGTCGCCGAGAATGTCAGCCGAGGAAGCGTTACCCCAACTCTGACTTGACTTGACCTTAAACTCAGGGTCAACGTCATAATCCAGGTCGAACTCGTTGGCGTATGTCGCGTTGGTTGTTGTTGTGAAAGCCAACTGCCCCGCACGGGAGGCGAGCTTCCATGCGATGTACTCCAGCTCAGACTGAACACCGTTGAAACAGAAATCAACGTCCTCGCCCCAATACTGAACGAGCTTTGTTGCGTCCTCGTCCTGAGCGAAAGAGAGAGCGGTCTGATACTCTTTAATCTCAGAGCGTTTCAACTCACGGGAAATGCTGATGAACGGCATGTCGCCCCTTGCGCTCTCAAAGATTGGACGCTGCTTGCGAAGAATAGAGCCGTTATCCGTGTGGAGGTCGGCGGCTACGTTCTTCTTGGCAAGCTGATTTGTCAGGGTCTTCCACTGGAAGCCCTGAACCCTCTTCACGGGAAAATAAGTGCCGAACAGAAAGCCCGTTGCGTCAGCCGTGTTCAAACGTGACTGAACCATCTGCTCGGTAAGACCCTGAATGAGGGTGTTTACTACTGTTGCCATATTGATGATGAACTTTTAACGATTAATAATTGACGATACCTTTGAGGTATGCCGAAACGAAGTCAGGTAGAGGGTTGCCCTTTGTCACGCCGATGAGCCAAGCGTCCGTGTCAAGGTTGTCGCCCGCTCTGAACGGCTTGCCCGTTCCGTTGATTGACTGAGGAACGTATTTGAGGGCAGAGGTGGTTGAAGTTGACTTTGCAGCGGCTTCAACGATGAACCCGTCCTTTGCGATTTGTCCGAGGGTGGTGCTGACCGTGATTGTATCAAAGGTCTTGCTGCCCTCCGTGTCAATGGCTGTGATGTCATAAGCCAAGCCTCCGACCTTTGTCATAATGAAATCGCCCTTGACAAAGTTGTGACCTTTCTTCACTTTGATTGTCTTGTCGGTTGCTCCAACCTCTGCGACAACGTGACCGATTTTCACAACGTGGCAAAGACCCTTGTCATCGGCTGCGCTGAGAACCGCTCCCTCGTTCAGGAAGTCGCCCCCAAGCTCAGAAGCCTTGACCGACACGCCGCCCCTGATGTCGGCGATGCGGTGCATAACGACACGAGGCGTTCTCACGTCCTTGCGTCTCTTAACTGTCATGCTCATGTTTCTTTTCTGTTTTGATTGTTAGACATTAGAACGGCTGACCGCCCGAAGCGGGCTTGTTATCACGATGTGCGATAGCGTCCTGTTGCTCCTTTGTCAGTTCGCCGCCCTGAGAACCTGAGCCGCCCGTGGTTGACGGACGACCGAAGATAGCCCCTTTCTGCTGTGTCGCCTGAACAATGCCGTCCACCTCTGTTGTGATGTCTCCGACAAGAGTGTTGAACTCTTCATCGGTCATGTTGTCAACGGGTGTACGCTCGTAAGCCTTTCTGAGGCTCTCAGGCAGCTTTGAGACAATGCCCGAAAGTTGCTGTTTGCGTGTTGAGGTTGTACGCTCGCTGTCCATCTTGTCAAGACGCTCAGACAACTTTCTGTTGCTCTCTTGAAGTGCTTGAAGCGTTTGAAGCAGCACGGGGTCTGTACCCCCTCCTTGTGGTGTTTGAACGGGTGCGCCGCCCTGACCTGAGCCGCTGCCCCCTGAGGGCTGTTCAACCTTTGCGCCGTCTTTGAGACCGTATTTCTGCTCATAAGTGTGAACGGCGGTCTGTGAAGCCTCTGTTGCTCGGCTGTCGGCGTAGCCCTCGATAACTTGCTGAATTGTCACCCCGTCAACGGCGGTTTGAACCTGTTCAGCGGTTGTGACAGTCTTGCAGAGTTTGTCCGCAATCCTGTTCAAAACTGATTCGCTGACCCCCTGAAACTTGGCTTTCAGCGCATCTAAAATTTGCTTTCTCATAATTATGAAATATTTAACTGTACGGTAAAATTGCGACAAAGATACAATATTTTCCCGAAATGATTACATAATAATCACAAAATATTTGGTTATATGGAATTTTTCTATATAACGGGCTAAATACGGGATTTACTCTTAATGAAAGTTAAATTTACCCGTTTGGTTAAAAATACTCGGAGAAAAGTTTGTTATTTCCAAAATACTTCACTTATCTTTGCAACGTGATTTCAAGGTAATCACATTCAAACATAAGTTTAACACTCAAATGGAAAGAAAAATGATTAAGGTCTCAACAAAGAATAACAAGAACGGTCTCGCTTACAGTTCAAAGGACATCAACAGAAACTTCCGCATCAAGGTAAGCGGCGTTGACGCTCAGGGACACAAGGTTCACAAGCTCGTAGGCGTTGCGGGAGCGATAGCTCTCATCGGCGTTGAGATGTTGAACAAACTCTTGAAGAGAGCATTTGCATGCATGGAAGACGTTTGTGTCTGCAAGATCCGCAGAGGTATCAAGTTCTCTTTCTACTACAAATAATCAAAAACAGGAGGTCAAAATTATGAGAGCCAAGTATCAAATTATGAGACAGACAAACGGCGGCGAAGCCCGTGTGTTGTTCACTTCAACCCGTAAATACGACACAGAGCGTTATTTCAACGGCTTGCGCAGAGACTATAAGAAAATCAAGAGTAACGCCGTCTGTGATGTCAGAATAGGGTATTTCACGGTAAGCTCGTTCACGGGCTTGTCAATCATTGAAACAGAATATTGGATTTGTAAAGCATAAACAGGAGGTCAAGACAATGAAAGAAAGCACAAAGAAACTGTTCAAGAGCATTAAGGAAGAGCACCCCGACTGTCTGTTGTTGTTCAGACACGGGGACTTCTACGAGAGCTATAACGAAGACGCAGAGGCGACCGCCCATGATTTGGGCGTGACCCTCACAAAGGACAGGGAGGGAGACCGTCAGACAATGTTCCCACACTACGACCTTGACACTTATCTGCCGAAGCTCATAAGAGCTGGACACCGTATCGCCATTTGTGATGAACTTCAAGAAGAAAGGAAACTGAAACGATGAGCGACAGAAACATGATGATAGAGGCTGCTTACCTCTCAGGCTTCGAGCCAAGCTCTGACAGCCTGACCCCTGATGAACTCTTTGAAGAGGCAGAGGCATTTTTGACAAACATTCAATAACCAAATAAAATTCAACAGTTATGACAACAGCAACAGTAACAACAGACCTACAGAAAGGTTTGAACGAGGTAGTAATGAACAAAGTTCACAGAATGATAGACGGTAAGGCAGCGGGCGTTCAGGCTACCATGGAACGCCTTATCAACGAGGGCAAAATCGCCCAGGACTACATAGCCCCAATCGGAGTGAACCTGAAAGCGAAGAGCCACACGCCCGTTATCACGTTCTCGGGCGGTCAGCCGACAGACGGCTTCACAGAGGTTGAAGAGATAAGTTCAACGCCTCTGACGATGAACATGCCTGACGGTCAGTTTTCTCTCCATGACAACGCCATCGGGCAGCTCGCCGACCGCATGGGCATCCCGCAGCGTTATCTCAGAAGTCTTGCGGGCGGAGAGCCTTGGGCGGTAGCCCTCGCAGCCCATCTTCTGAATGAGCACAGCGATTGGACGCAGCGAAGCCGTGTTCTTGTCAGAACCGTAGGGCAGCAAGTGAGGGGCGTTCTCTCTGACAGTTATCGCCGCCTGAACTCTGTTGAAATTCTCACGGCGTTTGTTCAGGAGGCAGCGGGTCAGGGGGCTGTTATCTCTGACGCTTATATGAACGACACGAAGGTATGGGCGGAAACCATTCTCCCGACCCCTCTTGTCATACCGACAGCGCAGAACGGGGACGTGGTTATCTTTGCGGGCGCACGCTTCTCAACCTCTGACTACGGGGACGGGGCTGTTGATATGAGAGCCTTTCTCCTGAACGGGGCTTGCCTTAACGGTATGGTCAGAGAGAGCGTAATGAAACAGGTTCACTTGGGTTCAAAGCTGCCTGACAACCTGAAACTATCCAACAAGACCTATGAGCTGGACACAAAGACAACCGTCTCGGCTGTCAAAGACCTCACAAAGGGGCTGTTCAGTAAGGACAATCTCATGCAAAAGGCTATTGAGATACAGGGGGCTTCGGAGATGGACGTTGACTTTGAACACGAACTGAAACGTCTGACAAGCAGCGGCGGTCTCTTGAAGCAAGAGAGCAAGGAGGTGGAGAAGATATTGATGCGCAACGACCCCAATGACGGCGTTCAGGGCGGCGCAACCCTTTGGAAGCTCACTCAGGCGATAACAGCCCACGCCCGAGAGCTCACGCCTGAAAGAAGCCGTGAGCTGCATGAACTCTCAGGACAGTTGATGAACCGTGTAAAGTTGAACAAATAAACCAAAGACACAATGACAGCAAAAAGCAACAATCAAGAGAACCTGTATCAAGAGGTTCTGAAAGTTCTTCAAGAGAGAACGAACGACCCGTCAGTCATTATGACAGCCCTCGGACGGGCAATGCTGATAATTCTTCAAGCCGCCCAAAAGTTCTACGGAGACCCTGAGGGCGTGAAAGAGACCGCACAAAAGGCTTTCAACGATATTCTGCGAGAGTTATAAGCAAAAACAAGGAAAAGCCCGTCAGAACTCAGCAAAACAGCCCTGACGGGCTTCACAAGTCGAACGCAATATTTTAACCAAAACAAAGTTTATATTTTATGGAAGATAAAAAATTTGAATTTTATCAGAATTGGGAGAATGACGGCATGTTGGTTTTGAAGAACGCAAAGACCCTGAACCGTTATCAGGAGTTATGCCGTGAGCGTGATGAAACGGACGTGAGCAAGTTCCGCTGTTTCTTCGCTTTCTCAGAAGAGCAGCTGAAACAGGGTCAGAAGTCTATCAAGTTGAAACCCAACGAGAAACTTGTCTCTTTCGGCGGTGGCGGCTTCGGTGTTGAGGACGGTGTAAACAAGTATTTCGCCCACCTGAATGAGGTTCAGAACCGCATCAAAACAGAGTGTGACCCTCAGGAGGTTTACTGCTACGAGTTCAATAACTATGAGAGTTTCATCGCCTTTGACGGGGACGTGGGCGCAATCCGTCTTGTGGCGGCGATATGGGGTCAAGAAACCGCTTCAAAGGTCAAGAGGTTCTCGGCGTTCTATCCGCTTGAAAAACTTTTCCAATAAATTTTTGTTAATTCTGTTAATTATTTTAATTTTCTACGAGGTTAAAAATGTTTTATCAGAGAAAACAACACTTTAACGGGGTTTCTTACGCAATCAATCCCTAAAGTAAACTAAAGAAAAGAATATAGAAAAAACTATCCTAACGGATAGTCAAAAAAGAACCGAAAATCGGTTCATTGGGGGCGGGCTTTTTTTCTGAGAGAGTTTCGCCCCCAAGTCAAGGTCAAACAACAGCCTGAGACAATCAGGCGCAAAACGAAAAATCAAATGACAGACAACAGACAGACAACAGACGGCGGGGCAGAGAAAGACAAAGCCCGCTGCGGGTTCATCTACCGAGTGACGTTCAGAGAGCCGCCCGAACAGACGGGAGAGCGTGATTTCTTCTTCACGTCTCTCTCTGCCATCTATGAGCGTTTCAGTCCTGAACAAATCGGGTGCAAGGTCAGCCGCCTTTGGAACATCGGCGTATCAGACGGGAACCCTTACACGGGGGCGAAAGTGACCGTGACCCGTGAGCCGCTTCACACGAAAAGACAAAATAAAGCCCGTACAGAGCGTTTCGATACCACGGGTGATAAATTATACCACTGACGGGAGAAAAGCCGTCAGACGGGCTAAAAACGGGCAAATCGGGCTTGTTTCAGGTTTAACTGCATCTACGGTTGTAGCCTGAACGCCCGTTTTAACCCTGACGAGACAATAAATCGGGCTTTTTGCCGTTATCTCAGGGAAAGGGCTTATCTTTGTTCCGTGAGAGCGTGAAAGAGGCTCTGAACCTGACAAAATCAAACCTTGTTTCGATTTTAGGGGTAAAAAGCGATTGCGGCTCTCTGTCGGGCGATAATTTTCTGAGTGAATAATTACACCAAAGAGAAAACTAAAGCTCGTGTGCGTCAAATTCGAGAAAAATAACTTATATCGGGATATTCTACGAGAAAACCCGTGTTTAATCAGAGAAAACAAATGAAAGTACCAAAAATCATTCAAGACATTGCCGACAAAAAAGGATGTAACAGTGTCAGTTTTATAGGAAAGCGAAAAGGAAAAGACGCTTTTATTATGGGGTATGTTGATGAAAACGGGGAAGCCGTTCCAACTGGTCTTCCCATCATTTATCTTTTTGACGGGAAGACCGTTGAAATAGTAGGTGGCGAAGAGGGCTTAGAATTACTTTGAAGCCCTCTTGAAACGTTCTGAGAATTTGGGGTTAATAATTTTATCGTCAATTCTCAGAACTTTTATTCCTACGGGTCTCGCTTTTTTCAGAAAACTTTGAAAGACGGTTGAAGCCCCGTGTTTGCCTGACTGAGGGTCGAACCATAGCAGATTGCCGCTTTTCTGTCTCTCAACAATTATCACATGGGCTGTCTGTGTTTCTCCCACCTTGACTTTCCAAGGCATATAAAGTTCATAACGCCCCATTTCTTGCGTCACGCTCTCTATGTATTGTTCTTTTGCCTCTATTGTGTCTGAGAGTGTCAGGGGGTGTTTTGGAACAGGACGTGAGCCGTCAGGGTTGAGAAAGCGGTCGTCCTGAGTTATCTTCTTTTCATCATAAAACTTTAAGATTTCCCAATTCTTATTCGGCAAGGCTTCAACGGGGAAGCCTCTGCGCCTTAACTCATAACCAACGGTACACGTTTGACAGTTCTCCCAATATCCCTCAGTTATGCCGTCAGGGTCAGAATAATGCGGGTTGCCTTTCAGTTGGTCAGCCTCTGTGAAATTCATTATCTTGCCTTGCATCACGGGGAGGGCTTGGTCTAAGTCTCTGATGTTCTTCAAGACCTCAGGCGTGAAGTCAGCGTGCTTTTTGTTGTACCTCATGGCGGCTTCATATTCAGCATACGTTTCATACGGCGTTTTCAGGGCGTACAAGTTCAAGTACCCCTCGGGCAAGTATTTCTTGTTGTCGCTGATGAAATAAGGCACAGACGTGCTTCTTTTCGCCCTCTCTTTGTTGTCTTTCAACCAATCATCGAACTCCTGAGGAACGCCCTTGACCGTGTTCACGCTCTCTTTCAGAGGTTCTTCGCCCCTGAGCAGCCTTTTGTTGTCACGCATGATTTCCTCCTCCGTTTTGAGAATTGTTTCAGCGTGACAGCGGCAATGAGGATGCCACCCCGTGAATTTGAACTCCTTGGGATAACAGCCCTGACCCTTGACCGCCTTACTCCCCACCTCTGCGCTCAGGTCATCGCAGATGTCAGGCACGGGGTGGTTGTTGCTTCTGACAACCCTTATTCCGACAACAAAGTCAAGGTCTTGCCACCGCATGAAGTCTGCCGTGCGGTATGCTATGTTCGTCTCTGTGGCGGCAAGGCGGCGGGCGTTCTTATATGAGCTTCGGTACACGCCACGCCCAGGGTGGTAATTCGCCGCCCGTTTTGACAAGACAAGCTGCCCGTGCTCGTCCCTGACACGGCGGAAGAGCATGTCGGGGTGTTGAAGAAACAGTTGCAAGTCTTTTTGAAGTCTCTCAGCCGCCTTGCCGCTTCTCAGACCTATGTCAAGCCCGAGTTCGATTTCTTTCTTGAACTGATTTGTATATTTCCAAACCCTGTCAGAGAGGTTCAAGCCCTGAACCGTTCTCTCCTTGAACGCTTCACAGGCTTCTTCGTTGTTCTTGAAGTATCGGCGATATTGGGCGTTTGAAAGCTTGCCCACGTTGTTGCCGAAGACCTGACGGCAAAGCTCGTTGTTCTTGTTGTTTGCAAGCGTCCATTCATGGTTCACGCCGTTCACTATGACAGCCGACAACCCGCTTTTCAGGCTCTCTAAGAGATTTTCGAGCCGTTTGCGTGTAATTGGATAGTCAGAGAACGAAAAGAGCCGTGTCGGGTCTAAATCACGGATAGAAAGACCGAGGGCAGCGGCTTCCTTGACCGCCGCCCTGTATATAGCGTCAACCTGACGCTCGTAGGCTGTCAGGTTGCGCAGATGTTGTTTGTCGTACTTATTGAGTGCCATTGTCTCTCAGAATAAAGTTATCACATTGCGGGTCATTCAAGAACTTGCACCACTTGCCGTGCTCTGTCTTTTCATCAAGAGAGCAGCGGCACAATATCAAATGACCGTCAAGAGCCTCACTGCACCAACCATAGCTGTGGCGGCAGTCACGGCAGCGGTATTTCGGCTGCTCAGGCTTCTTTCTGTTCGGTTGTCTGCGTGTAGGTGCCATACTCTCACGTTATTCTGTCGGCTCAAACACGTCCGCCGTTTTCTGTTCTTGAATTTCTCTCAGGGTCGTGTCCACATCGTCACTCTCGCCGAGACGCTCAATGCTCTCACGCTGCGACATGATAGGCTCGCCGCCGTTCACGGTCATAAGATAATTTGCCATGTCCTGTTTGTCCGTGATGGCGAAAGGCGTGATAACGGTCTCAACGGGCAGAGCGTCAATGTCGGCGGCATAAGCCTCTCCGAGGGCAATCTTCAAGAACGCTTTCACGACATTGATTTCACGGTCAAAGAACTCAATCAAACGCCCGCTTTCGTCCTTGACTTTGAGCTGCGCATCAATGAACATTTGCTTGCGGCTCTCGCCTGAGAGGGCTTGCTGCGACATCTTCTCGTATGACCAATCAGGCAACTGCAGCTGTGTGAAGAAAAGGTTTCTCAGGGTGTCGACATGATATTTCAGGCTTTCAGTCGCCTGTTGCCATGTAACGTACTGAGCCGTTGAGCCTTTCGGATATTGCATGACGCTCTTCGCCTCTTCATTTGAACTTTTCTCATCGCCGAACTGAATAATATCATCGGCGAGAACAACGAAGATTGGCTTTGAGTTCTCACGGAGATAGTTGCCGTTTCTTGACAGCGACCATTCAATCTCATAGACGGTCTTTGAGGTGTCCTCCCATATCGGGGTCGGTCGCCACATGTAGATGCAAGGAATTTTCAAGAGCGTGATTTGTTCATCTTCAATGACAGCCCATTCGCCGCTCTCAGTTGACCATTTGATGTGGCGGTTCTGAGTATAACAGTCAAAGTATTGAACTGTCTTCTTGCCGCTCTTACGGGTGTATGCAACGGACATCGCTATCATGTCCCCGTATTCATCAAAGAGGGGATAAAGGTCATCGCCGAGCATGGGGGAGAAGTTGCGGCAGCGGAATTTCAGGTTTGAAGAGAACCCGTAGGTCGTGTGCTTCTGTTCGACGGCGTACCACAGGGTCATAACCTCACAGCCCGCAAAGAGCATGTTGCAGCGTTCGATGTTCACGCTGTCAATGCGGTTCTTGTCAAATATCTTTTCAAGATAGCCCGCCACTTCTTTCTGACGGTCATTCTCAGGGCTGTAAACACGCTTCACGGGTATGCCCGTAACAAGTTCTGTCATGCGCTTCACGGCGAGCCGCTGCAAGTCACACGTCACACGGGTAACCTCCTGAATACCGCTGTCCGTGACAATATCAGGGTATTTTGCTTTGTTCATAACAGGGTGCTTTGTCGGGTCAAACTCTTGAATGAGACCAAAGCGACCACGCCACAATGGGACGTTGATAGTCTTCTCTTTCAGGGCGGCTATCTTCTGAGCCTCTGTCCTGAGCGAGGAAAGGATTTCTTCGATTGTCATTTTCTTCTGATGATTTATTTGTTAAACTTCAATTATCTGTGAACCATGCGGGCAATGCGGCTCAGGTCAATTTTACGGCTTCCCCTGAGAGGGTAGAACGTGTTGGCGAAAGCGTCAAACTTGTCGGGGCTTCGTCCGAGCCTCTTCTTGATGTCCTCTTTCGGCTCAATGTAGATGCGCCCGTCTGACCTGAAAGACCACTTTATTTCGGTCGCCTCTTCATCAAACTGAGGGTCAGGCGGCAGCATGGCTCCCGTCTCGTTCTTCGGGTTCAGCCAATCACGCACAGCCCAAAAGAGGTACGCCCTCATGTTCAGGAACTCATACTGCCCCGTTGTGTCTGTGAGGTTCTTGCCGTTGAGACCCTTTGCGCCCTCTGAGTATTTGCAACTGATGATGTAACGGGCGTTCTCACGGCTCTCATTCTCAACGCAGCGTGAGAACACGCCCGCACCCTCGCCGATGGTGTCAATGCTCACGAACATTTCAATCTCGTGTCGGCGGCGGTCTGTTATCGCCCCCGCAATCTTCATGTGGTCTGCCGAGCCGCCGCTGTTGTGTGTCTTGAACTCAGAAGCCCACACGCCCTGACGCTCAACAAAGCAAGTGCAGTCTCTGCCCATGCCCGCAACGTCAACGCCCATGATCCGTGGCTCTTTTGAGACGGGTTTCTTCCCGTGAGCCTCTTTCCAACGCTGATGAGCGATTTCCAACCACTGCTCAGGGATAAGAACGTCTTCGCCGACCTTTGGAAACTTGCCCAAGACTTTCTTTCTGAACAGGTCTTCGGGGCGATACCACTTGCCCTCAAACTGAAAGTCGTCAAACTCTGCCGTGGCTTCATCTTCTCTTATCTCGGTACACCAGTTCGCCAGCTTGTCTTGAACCCACTCATAGTCAACCTGACCCGCAATGACGGTCTTTTTCTGAACGATGTTCGGTGCTGTCAGGCTGTTCAGGCGGTATTTGTGCCAACGGTCTCCTTTCTGAGAGCGGGCGGCGTAGCCTACCGTGGTGTTGGGGTTGAAGACAATCAAGATGCGCGAGTCGCCTTGTAGGTTTCCCTCAATAGCCCCAAAGGTATCATCGCCGATACCCGTTGCCTCGGTAACGACAAACATTGTGTGAACGGCGTGAAAGCCTGACCACGCTTCATGGTTGTTCTCGTCAGCCTTGAAGCCCGTGAGAAACCATTCATCGCTGTCGGTTCTGATGTCATAGGCGTTCAAACGCCCTGGAAGCTGAATGCCCCTTGCCTTGGCTCTGTTGTAGAGGCGGCTTATCTCAGGCATCATGATGTTCTTAACCTGACGGTCGGTCGGGGCTGTCAGAGCCACTTTCGTGTTCTCAACCAACTCTGCGCCCCCGTTCTTTGTCCGCCTCCAACGAGGCGTGAGATAAAGAAACGATATGGCGGCACAAGCGGCGACAAAGTCTTTGCCACGGGCTGTGCCTGAGGCAACGGACGTTCGCCTGTTGTGTTGAACGCTTGACAGTATTTCTTGCTGTTCGGGGTCAAGGTTCACGCCAAAGGCTTCACGGACAAATTTGTTCCAATCTGCCCGCCATGAGTTTATGACCTCAAAACTGAGTTTCTTGATAAGTTCTTTCCGTTGTTTCTTTGCCATAGTTATTTTCTCCGAATTTTGAGTATGTCGGCGGTACGCTTTTGAGTGGTTCACTTATACCATTCAGGAAACTTACGCCGACAGAGAGCCGCAATCGGGCTTATTCGTCTTCCGTGACCTCTCTCGCCTCTTGCTCGGCTTCATCTATCATGCCGCTCTCAACGAGATAGGCGGCAAATGAGCCGTTGGCGTTGATGTCTTTCTTTTCAGGGGCGTACAAACCGAGAAGTTTGCGCCGCTCTTCAAGCTGCCGTCTTATCTCAACGATATATGACACGTCCCCCAAGCCCGCCACATCACGCTCTGTGCGCTCTGTTTGGTACGTTCTGATTGATGTCTGACCCGTTTCGTTATTGCGGGTTGGAGAACCTTTCTGTCGGCGGGTCTGTTGTGTGTAGTCCTCCTTTGACTTCTCCCACTGCGCCCACAACTCACGGCACGCATCGTCAATGCGTTCAAGTTCAAGCTGCACCAAATCATCGGTGTTTTCGATACGGTCTTCACGCCATTCAGCCAAGAGGGTCTGAACGTCACTCTGAACCGTGCCGAGGGAATAACTTTTCAGGTCAAGACGGTTCTTGACCTCTTCACGTATCTTGCGGCGGCTGTAGCCACGCTTGAAAAGCTGCGCCACGATTTCAAGGCGGGCGAGCTTCATCTGTCTTTGTTTCTTGTCTTGCGGTGCGCTCATAATTCTTTTGTCTGTTTCAGGAACTCTTGATAAAATTCCAGGTTACAACTTGAAAGCTCGATATAACTTTTGCCGAACTCAGGGAATGTGTGGACGGCGAAGTGGCTTTCTGTCAAGAGCCACAGGGCGGTGTAACCCTGAGGCTGAAAATGGTGGTCAGTGAAGCAGAGTACGTTGAACCCTGACGTTCTCAGGGCTTCATCGAAAGTGTCCCTGAGACGTTTCGGGTCGGTCTCTGTTATCCACTGAGAGAAATTCCAAATCTTTGCTTGCATGGCGTTTCTGTCTTATTCTGTTTCACTCTCTGAACCCGTCTCGCCTGAATCGGTCTTTGACAGGTCTTCTTCCGTGTACTCAATCTTCGGGAACTCTTTCTTGATTTTCTTCGGGTCGCCCTTGAAGAAGACCAAGAGGTGCTGATGCGTCTTGGCAACCTTGCGGCTATCCATGTAACGTGAAGCCCTCATAGCCGTTGAAGCGGTCTGTTCGACCAAGATAATCTCGTTATAGAGCCTCATTCCGTTCTGCTTGAATATGCGCTTGATGTCCCCGCAGAAGTCATAATAAAAGCCCGTGTTCTTGTCTCTCACGTCCCCGACACAGATAGCGGCGAAGCGGTTCTGTTTGAGACAAGAGACCGCCCCCGTGAAAGCGTTCTCCAAAATCTTGATGAAATCCTCGTATGACCCCTGATTTGAAGCATCGTTCGGGAGGTCTGAATATTTTTCAAGGTCAAAGTACGGCGGACTTGAAAACAGGAGGTCTTGGCTCTCAGGCTCAATATGCTGCGCCACGTTCTGACCGTCATCGCAGATATAGCGGGCTTTCATGCCCTCCACACGCTCGTTGTTCAAAGCCGCCTGTTTCTCTCTCAGTTCAACCCCCGTGAAGTCATTGCCGAGGTAGGCTGAGACAAAGCCAAAGACGCTATCGCCCGCAAAGCAATCAAAGGCTTTGCCGTTCTCCTGACCGAACCAACGGCAGACGATTTCAGCCATAACGGGGTCAAGAATTGAAACGCCCTGAGCAACGATTTTCGCCTGTTCCTTTTCAAGGTCTTCTTGGATGACATACTTGTCTATGTACTCCTTGAATGACAGCCCCAACTCCTTGCGGTGCTCACGGGTTCTTTGATAGAGGTCTTTGTACTTGACTTCAAGAGACGTGACAAGAGTGTCGTTTCGGCTCTCGCCCATGTCGCCGATGATGTCATACCACTTTTTCTTTCTGTCTTGCCAATACCCCTTTCGGGTGTCAAGAATTGAGAACGGCGGCACGATGAAGCGGTCAAAGAGGCTGCTTTCGGGTGCGCTGTTCTGTCTCTCAGAGCCTGAGCCGTCCCCGTTCTGAGCGTTGAGGGCGTTTTCAGCGTCAGGGAACTCTATGCCCCAATCCACCAACTCTTCATTGTCCCATTGTGCGGTCAGGCTGTCCGTGTCCCAATCTCCGTAGCCGATGTTGTCCTTGATGATGAACTCACGCTGCTCTGCGTCTGACAACTCCGAAGCCTTGATGATGATTGCGGTCGGGTTGTCACGCCACCGCAGCCAATGTGTCAGGAGGGCTTGCTGTTCGCCCTCTGTCTTCTTCTTCACGTCATTGATAGAGAACAGACGGGCTTTCAGGTCTTCTTCTGAGAGGTCTGAAATGGCGGTCAAGGCTCTGAAACGCATATTGCCGCCGAGGGCAACCATCATGTTGTCAACCACAATCGGGCGCAGTTCAAGCATTTTCGGGAGGGCGAGAACGCTGTTGACAAGTTTCTGAAACTTCTCATTCGTTATCGTTCTTGGGTTCGCCTTATTCACTTGAACCTGTGAAAGTTTTACGGTTTCTGTATTCATATTGTTTGATATTGATTTATAAATTCTTATCCGTTTGCAAAAATACTCAAAATGATTATAAAGTAATCACATTAAAGTCAAAATCAAGCCTTTTCGGGGTCAAAATCACCTGAAATTGCCGTTTTGAGCAAGTTCAGGGTCTTCAAGCGGTAAAGCTCGTCAGGCGTTGTTCTGAACACCCGCCACCCCATAAGGGTAGCCGTGTTGTACTTCTCCATGTCTTTGAGAAAGCCGACAGAAGAGGTGTGCCGTCCGCCCGTCCACACGCCGCCCTCAACTTCAAGAGCTATCTTGTGCTCAGGTATGGCGTAATCAAAACGCCACTTCCTGACGGGGTGGAACTTATATTCTTTGACACACTCAACACGGAGGTCGGTCTTACAAATGGTCGTGAACACGTCAGTTATTTTTGCCGAATTTGACCGCTGTCGGCTTTTCTTCTTTGATTGCTGTAATTTATCACTCGTCATTAGAAAGTCTCTTGTGGGGGCGCAATCGGCTTTTGGGACAAAAGAACGGGGATTTAACTCCCCGCCCTTGAATTTCTGTCAGTCTCACAGAAGAGACTGCGCCCGCCTGATTATTATCAGAACGGCAGATCGTCCACGTTCTCACAGACAGAAGCCCCGTCCAACTGACCCTGAATTTGCTGCGCCTGAGATTGAAGCGGGTGCATGCCGCCGAGGATAGGGATTGCCTTGCGCTCTTCTTCTGTCATTCTCTCAACAACCTCCTTGGGGAGTGAGACCTTGACGCAGTGAGTGTCCCCGTAGCGGCTCTCATTCATTTCTATCGCCGCCATGTTCAGGTAACAGCCTTTCTCGCCGAGGAACATTCCGCTCTCGTCAATGTCAATAACGAGGCAACGCTTTGTGGCGGTCTTGCCTTTGAGGTTTGTCACAAAAGCCCCCTTAATTTTCAGGAGGTTTGTTCTGATTGAATAATTTCCCATTTTCTTTTTTTTATTTTGAATAATTATAAGTGTTGTGGAATATGTTCCCGTTCATTGTTTCACAATCGCCATGACAAGTTGTGACAGAGATATTGCCGTTCTTGCTCTCCACGTTGCCCTCAACTGTCTGACAGTCTATGTTTCCGTTCTTTGAGACAATTGTGCCGACACGCCCGTTCACGGTAACCTCGCCGTTCTCTGTTGTCAGGTTCTCAACGTTGCCCGTTATCTCAATTTTGAGAACAGGCACCTGGCTCTCGTTTTCGGCAAACTCTTCAATCGACTTGCCGTTCACGAACATGCCTTTGTCCGTGATGGTTATATTCTGTCCTGTCAGGTTCACGTAACGCCCGTTGATACGGGTCTTTCCGCTGATTGTCATTTTACTGATGATGTTCATTTTCTTGTTATTTTTATGGTTTAACTTCCGATTTCGTTAGAAAGTTCAGAACATTTGCGTTCACGGCTTTCTCTCTTCTCTCTGCCTTTTCCCCTGAGGATTGTCTCTTGCCCTTGTCTGAGGGTTAGAGACCCTTTTTGCGGGCTTTGTCGGGGTGTGCGGTGTCAGTCTTTGTTTTGTCATTTTGAACCCTCCTGAGCGTTATTTTCCCCTGTCTCTGAAACCGTCTGTTCGTAGTCAAGGAGAATGTCCGTGCAGTTGCCCTCTTCATCACGTTTGAAGCGGACACGGGAAATTCTGATGCCGCCTTTCACAAACTGTCTGTCAGAAGCCGAGAGAAAACTTCTCACTTCCTCTGCTGTCACTTGTCTTTCCATTGTGTCTGTCTGTTTTATTGGTTAAACTTATATCTCGTCAGAACGGGCAATCGTCAAGCGGTTGTGAAGTGAAGTCAAAGACCGCTGCCTCCTCAGCCTCTTTCGCCCGTCTGTGCATTTCCTCTTGAAGGTGGTTAGAGTTGTCCCATACGGGGTCAACCCCCGCCGTGTATGGGCTGTAACGCCCGTTGTTCAGGTTATATTTGAAGAGAGCCGTTCCGCACTCTCCGAGGTGCCTGAATTTCACCTTTTGAACGTGAACCTCCACTGTGTTGTCAATTCTGTTTCTGTGAACGACAATACCGAAGTCCGTCTTGTTATAGAAGTGTGCCGAGCCGCTGATGTCATAAAGGGTCGGGGCTTCGATAACCCCGTCTTTGTTCTTTGACTGCTTTGTCGGGTGCGCCATGAGAATGACCATCACGTCATTTCGCTGTGCAAAGTTTGTCAGTCGGTCAAGCTGCTTTGATATGTACTTTGTCTCATTGTGTCCGTCACTCTCATCCTCCAAGCGGTTGTACGGGTCAATGACAAGACACTTTATGCCACGCCGCCTGACAAGAAAGCGGGCTTTTTCAAGAATTGTTTCAAGTCTGTAATCTTCCTTTGGGCTGATAAAGAAAAAGTTCGTGTTCAGATATTCTTTCACTTGTCTGTATGCGGGCAGCGAGAGGTGCTGTCGGTCAAAATGCTGTCCCGTGAACTTCTCAATCAGTTTTGATGCGTGGTATTCAAGAGGGGCGTTCTCAGGGCTGAAATACGCGAATTTCCACCCGTAGCGCATATTGAGCTGCTCGGCGATTTGGTCAATGAACTCAGACTTGCCCGACCCAGGAATACCCGTCACAACGCATATTCGCTTTGTCTCAAAGGAAATCAGGCGGTCAAGGTTTTCAAGCCCGATTGTCGCCCCTTTCTGCATACCGTGTTCAAAGAGAGCGTCAAGGTTAGCCTCGAAGTCAGAGACCGTGAAGACCCCCTCCAACTTGACCTCAGGGGCTTCCGTGAGACACTTTTTCAGAGCCGCCGCCCCGTGTTTCATCAACACCTCGTTAGCGTCCTTGCAGTCCTGACCGTAGTCAAGTATGCGGCAGCGTTCAGCCCCGAAGCGTCTCAAAAGCTCGTCTTTCAGAAGAACGCCCTTTGTATCCGTGTCAGAGGCTATGAAAATTGTCTCCTTGTCGTCAAAATACTCTTCTATGAAATCGTCAAGATATTCAAGATTGGCGTTAGCCCCGTTCGGCACGCTGACAACATTGTGAAAGCCAATCTCGTAGAATGAGAGAGCGTCCATTTCGCCCTCAGTTATGATACATTCTTTCTGACCCTTGATAGCGTCAATGTTGTAGGGGATAAGCTGCGCCCCTGATACGAGCTTGAACTTCTTGTCTCCCGTGCGGTATTTCGTGTTGACGAGCTGACCGTTCAGGAAATAGTTAAACTGAACCATATTTGACTGAGCGTTGTTCTGAGGCATCCATTCCATGCCCTCAGAGATTTTCAGGGCGTTCAGGGTCGCTGCGCTTATTCCTCTTCCCTCAAACCACTTCAAGGCTCTCTCGCTGACAGCCGTCAGAGTGTGCTGCGGGGGCTTCTTGTAGACAGGCTTCTGACGCTTTATCGGAGCGTAGTTGTGCCACGGGCGTTCCTCACGCTCCCAAGGCTCTTTCTGTTCAAGAGACCCGCCCCAACCGCAGTAGTGGCAGTTCCAAAGACCCTTGTCAAGGTCAACAGAGAGGCTTTTGTCCCGTCTGTCATGCCTTTGGTCGTGACACTTCGGGCAATAGGTCTTGACCTTACCCGTGGTGCGCCCGTAGGGGATATTTATGCCGAAGTCTGAATAACTTTTCATTCTGATGTTTCCTTTCTGTGAGTTTTATACCCTTTCTTGAAGCCCTCAACAAACGCCTCCGAGCAGAGCCGTGAAAAGACCTCTGAACAGGGATAATGGTTACACTTTGAGCATGAACGGCTGAACCCGTTCGCCCGTCTTGCCTTTTCTTCAAGGCTGATTTGTCTTTTTGTCTGTCTCATAACATAACCCATGAATTTGAAGCAGCGTCCCATGAATACCTCTCAGACGGGCGGGGCGCAGCGTTCATCGGGATATTAGCCCGTCCCGTGCCGTATGTGCGCCGTCCTGAGCCGTCTATGTATTCTCCAACGCCCAACTGAACCTGAGAGCCGTCAGCGGCTTGTACGGGCTTCTGTGCCGTGTTTGTTGAGCCGCTGCCCCTGTTGTTGTCGTAATTTCCCTCTGAGACCTTGACCCAGTTTGACGGGTTTTCAAAGACCCAATCAAAGTTGGCGCACCAACCCATCTTGCCCGTGCTGCGCCCCGTGAGAAAGTCAGAAGCCTGAACCCTCTGAAACAGTCTCATCGTGAAGTCTTTCAGTTCGTCAGTCTTCACGCCGAACTCTTGAAAGCGGCATTTCATCTTCTGTTTTCTCGCCTCTGTGACTTTCAGAACTTTTGGCAGTGAGAGACAGACAGAGTTCCACACGGCGATAATATCCTGATAGGGATATTTTTCCTTTGGTTTGGTCTCCTTTGGTTTCGTTTGCTTTAGTTTAGGGGTTTCAGGCGCAGAAATGACCTCTTTTTCAGGTGTTTTCTCCGAGATAACCCTTTCAGGCTCTTGTTTTTCTGACTTGAAAACAGGCTTTGACGGCACGTTTGTTGAGCGTGTGCGGTAAACGTCTGTGATATTATTCACAAAGTTCTCACACCAAATCACACGGTGCTGCTCCCATAACTCTTTGTCAATCTTCCCGAGACTGACGAGAACCCCGATTATTTCGTTTGCCGTGTCAACGCTGACACGGGTCTTTGCAAGGAGGTATTCCCAATTTGAGAGGTCTGAACAGTTGAAGAAATGCCCCTCGCTCTCTCCTAGAACTTCAAGAACCTTGAACCAAAAGGCGTAGCCGTCATTCCCGAAGCGGTTTTCAAGAATGTAGATCGTGCGCCCGCCCTTGACATAGTGCGGGAAATAGTCAACTGTCATTCGTTTTGGTCTTGCCATAATGATGTCTTGATTAAAGGGTTGCCATGATTGATTTTTTCAACTTCGCATTTCGGCTGTTCCACTCAAAAGCCCTGAGCATCCACTTGCGGTAGTCAAGCGGTATGTCGCTTATTCTGTCACCCTTGTATTTGCCTAAAGGCATAATGACAATCGGCTGCGCCGCCTGAGCGTCAATAGCCTGAGTGTCCTCACGGGTGTACTGACCGATGTCCGCTATTGGTATGCCTGACAAGAGCCGCCCGCCCGAGCCGAACAAACGCCACATTCTGCCTTTCTCAAATGTCAGGTCTTCAACACGCCCGAAGCGTTTGACGTTGCCGCCGAGGTCAATAATCAGAGCGTCTTTCTTCTGAGGGTCAATACGGGTGGCTCGTCCGATGATTTGATAATAGAGGGCGATAGAAGCCGTAGAAACGCCTAAGACAATGCAATCGATACCTGTATAGTCAAAGCCCGTTGAAAGCACTCTCACGTTAAATATGACCCGTATCTCGCCCTGTCTGAACCTCTCAATGATTGAAGACCTCTCGCGCTTATCCATGTCGCCGTATATGACAGCCGAGTTCGGATAATGTTCTGAGAGACTGATAGCGTCCTGAACGGATGGGGCAAAGGCGAGAATGTGCTGGCGTTCAGGGTGAGCGTCAAGAGCGTTGACAATAGTCTGTGTGCCGCCGTTCTCCTCGAAAGCCCTCTGAACGCTGTCCTCCGTGTACTCACTTCTTGAAGTGTTGAAGACAAGTCGGCTGTCGTCAAACTGTGAAGCCTCATAGGTCAGAGGAGACCAAAAGCCGAGGCGAACCATTTCTGAGACCTGACCGACATGAATGATGTCTTTGAAGAAATTGCCCTTTTTGCTCCTTGATGTCAGCATGACGAGCTTTGAATAATTCTGCCCGCTCAGGTCTCTTCCCGTCTGCAGCTTGACAGGTGTCGCCGTTATGCCGAGAACGTGAGTTATACCGCTTTCTTTGAGAAACGTGCCGAGCATGCTGTCAGTCTCACGGGGAAAGAGGTGTGCCTCGTCTATCAGCATTTTTGTGAAGCCGAGAGCCTTGAACTTAGCCCCGAGCGTCTTGATTGAACCTATCGTGGCATAAGTTATCTGAGCTATCTCCTTGCTCCCGAAACTTGCGCTGTAAATACCCGCATTCGTGAACCCCTCACAGAGGTTCACGTACTTCAAATAATTCTGCTCCAACAATTCCTTTGAGGGTTGAAGAACAATCATTTTATCGTTTGTGTTCTTCGCTACAAAGGCTGTCAAGATTGATTTTCCCCACGCTGTCGGGAGAACAATAAGAGAGGGCTTCGGCTTCTTCTCCTGAAAGAACCTGATAGCCTTTTCTATCGGCTCAACCTGATTTGAACGTAACTGTATCATGTTGTTTCTTTCTTGTCAATGAAAAACCCGCTGACAGGGCTAACCACGCATAACAGCTTGCGTTGAGAGACCTTTCGGCTGCTCTCACCCATGAGCGGGGTTTTAATGTGTCATTTGTTCTTTCTGTTCATCTGTCTGTTTCGGTTATTTTGATTACGTTGTAATCACTTCAAGAGAAAACGCCTTGCGCCCTGAACCGTCTTCGCATACTCCTTGAAGAGGTCGGGGTGGTCAGCCTTGAAAGCCTTGTCGTCAAACTTCTCTGACGGCTTCGGGCTTTTCCATGTGGCGATTGTGTCGCCGCCGTAGCTCAGGGCTTCTGCGTCACCGAAGCCGAGCTTTATCTTCTCTTCAAGCTCGTTCTTGCGCTCTGTCATGGCAGCGAGTTCCGCTTTCACGTCTTTCAGGGCGGTGTAAGCCTGAAATATCTCGTCAGTTGTCTCAATGACCTTGCCGCCCGTGTGCTTGTTGAACTTCAAGAGAATGTCCTTGGCGTTCTGTGGGTCAGGCTCTTTGTTGCCCTCTATGTTGTCAAGCCAAAAGCGGTCAACCTCTTCACAGAGCCATTTGAAGAAGTCAGGAACAAAGGTCAGGTTCTTGTAGCCGAACTCACGCCCCGAGCAGAGCCAGGCGAGTGAAGCCTGTTCAAGCTCCGCAACTCCGAGCTGATACTGAACCTGACAGAACCAATGCTTGGGGAGGTCTTCGGGGTCAATGCTCATTTGAGTTGTCTTGCACTCCAATATGCCCTTGTTGTGAGCGTTGTGCGGCATGTCGTTGAGCCAATAAGTGCGGTCAGGGCTGACACGCATATACGGCTTGTCTGTGTTGATAATCATCCAGTCAATGGCTGAACGCTTGATTATCTCACAGCCCGTTTCATCACGGAAGAACTGCGCAACTGCGTCTTCAAGATAATGACCCGCTTTCATCGCGAAGTTCTCCTGTTTTGCGGGGTCAAGACCTTTCTTCCGTCTCCATAGCTGATAAGGCGTTTCCCAAGGGTTCAGCCCTACGATTGTCGCAACCTCTGATGAGCCGATTCCGCTCTCACGGTATTTCAACCACTCTGTGCGGTCTTTCGGTCTGATAACCTGATTACTCATGGTCAGCCTCCTTTCCGTCTTCTGAACCGTTCTCAGTCTTCTTGTTGTCTTTGTCCTTGAATACACGCTCCGCAATCTTCACAAGACCGTCAAGGGCTTGGCGGCGGATTGTCAGTCTCAGAACCTTGTGCAGACCGTTCTCAGGGTCTTTGTCACTCAACACGCTTCCGAAAGCGTCAACGAGAAAGCCTGTCTTACCTTTTGTGACGATATGTTGGTCAGCGGCATATTTTTCTTCCGTCTCTTCTGTCTCCTGAACCGCAACGAGGGCGATTGCTCTGTTCTCTGTGTCTTCTTCGACCCATGCTTGGAGGTCTGCGATGTTGTTCTTAATATCTTTCATTTCTGCTGTTATTTTGAGGGTTAAACTTGTTATTTCTTAATCAGGTTGAAGTCAGCCCAAAGGCTGATGAACTGTTTACCGCAGTACGTGGCGAGAGCTTCGCTCTTGAAGCAAAGGCGAGAACCGAAGTGCGGACTCGCATGCGAGGGGGCGTAAGACGAGTACGCAGAGGCGAAGCCCGCATAGTCTCCCGAGTAGTCGCCTGTTGAGATAAGGGCGTGGTTGGCTCGCCATTCATCGTCTTTCTCTGACAGTTCTTCTTCTGTCCAAAGATAAAACCATGGATACCAACGCCATTCATCCTCTGTGAACTCAGGCTTCCAGCCCTCATTCAGGGCGGCGGCGATTATGCGCAGCTTCATATAAGCGAGAATGTCTCTGTTCTCCTCTGCAACCTCGGGGTCACGCAGATTTGTGTTCTGATAAGCGAGAACAAAGGGATGGTCTGCGCCTAACTCACGGCAAGCGTCCTCAAAGGTCTTCACACGCTCTGTAATCGGGCGATTTGCGGCTGTCTGTGCCTCTGTCTCTTTCAGTTCGGATAAGAGAGCGAGAAGAACCTTTTTCACGCTCTCATCGGCTGTATTGAACGCAGCCTTTGCGTTTTCAATCTTGATTTCCATAAATGCTGTTATTTTTTGGTTGTTGTTGTCTTTGATGTCTTCTTTGAGTTGTCGGCGGGCTGTTGTTTTATCTCGCCCGTCTCAGGGTCAACGCCCTCAGGAGCTTGTGCGCCCGTAGCCTGAGCGATAGCTGCTGCGGCTCTATCCTGTGCGTTGGTTGTCTTCTTGACCGCCGCAGCTTGTTTCTTTGCTTCAATGGCGGGCTTCACGAAACACTCTTCAACGGTTGTTGTTCCCTCTTTGATTGCGTTGGCTGTCGCTCTCAGTTCAAAGATTTTCTGTTTGTCAATCTCCTGAGCACTCTTCACGCCAAGGTAGAAGAAAAGCTGCTCTTCCTTAACGCCCAACTTGGCGAAATACTGAATGACGTTCTGACGGCTTGTTTCAAGGTCAATAGACTGACCGAGCGCAACCTTTTTCACGTTGTTGATGATGCGCTTTGTGACAGCCTTTGGAATAACTGTCAGAACAGCGTTACGCAGAGCGATAGAGGCGGCAGCGTTGCCCGTCACAACTTGCATATCCTGACTGAACGTGTAGCCGTTCTTTGCGACGATGCTTCTCTTGACTTCCTTGCAGACCGCTACGTTGGTCTCGAGGTCGTGACAAACAGCCTGAGCCGTTATCATACGCCCGTCATTGCCGATGATGCGGGTTGCGACCCTGAGGTTCGTCCATGCGTTGGCGATAATCTCAGCCATGCGAACTGAAAGCCCCTCAATGACGCTGTCGTTGCCGTTCTTGTCTTTGCGTCTCAGAACATAGAAACAGTCCTCTGCGGTCTCTTGATCCATAGTCGCAAGCGTCTCAATGGTGTTCAAAACTTTGTTGATGTCACGGGGATAGGCGTGAGCCGTGGCAACCTGTGCGTCAATGTCAGCTCGGTTGAGAGCTTGGAGCATATCAGCCTGTTTTACTTCGATGATTTCATTATTCATTTCTGAATGATTTTAAGCCCGTGAGGGCGGTTAATAACTTTGTCTTTTATCTCTTGTGCGTGACAACGTATGTCGTTGCCTTGCTGTTGATTTCTTTCTCTGTCTGAACCCTGTTGTCGCACATCCACGCTTCAAGGTCAGACTTTTTGAAATAAAGTTTGCGGTTCTTCTTGAAGTGCGGTATCTGTCGCCCTGATGTCAGGCGATAGAGGTGTGCCGTGCTGAACCCCGTGAACAGGGCTGCTTCGTTCAGGTCAAGAACCGTCTTTGCGCTTATCAGAGCCAACTCGCCGATGCGGTCAAGTTTCAGGCTCAGTTCTTCAAGTGTTGCTGCCATAGGCTTTTCAATCGTCCCATTCGGGTTCATAAAGTTCTTCATCTTCAACCTCGCCCGTTCCGTCACAGACAGAACACGTTTCCTTTTCGCCCTGACAATAGCGCAGCCCCTTTTCATAGGCTTCATCCTCAGAGGGCAGAGCGTTGAACTCTTCTTCCGTCACTTCTGTTTCACAGTTCCTTTCAAGGTCATAGCGGTGCCAAATAAAGCCCTGACCCTGACAGGCGGCGCACTCTATCATGCGAGGCTCAGGCGAGCAGACGGGGCAGCCTGGGTGTCCGTGACAAATCTCACACATACGCTATTCCTCCTCAATCAGTTTTGAGAGGTCAGGCAAGAACCCCTTTTCGTGTAACCTTGCGAAACAGAACCCCGTGACAACGGTGCTTGCCAACGCCCCCGCTTTCATAAAGAAAAACTGAATGAGGGTCAGAGGGTTCTTCGGGTCTTCCTCGCCGATTAAGACGATGAAAGAGAAACTGAACCAAGTGGCGAGGGCGATTAACAACGCCCATTTGAAAACCTTAGATTTCTTCATCTTCTTGTCTCTTTAATGCTGTTAAACCTAACTTGATTACCTCCTGATACTTTGTCAGAAGTCTAATCAGGCGTTTGTTCTCACTACGGTACATTCTGTTAGCGTCTTCAAGAGCCTTGATGTACTTTGCGTCTGAACGCCCCTCACGCTTGACAGAGGTCTCAATGTCCATCTTGGCGAGTTCGGGGAAAAAGTCCTTGTCATTTGTTGAGAGCGTCACGGTTCGTTCGTGGCAACTTTCAATGACTTCCTCGTTGGCTTCGGCTTCCGCCTCCGCTTTCTGACGGGCTTTCTTTTCCCAATAGCGGTCTTGGTACTTCTTGTTGTACTGATACCGCAATTTGTTTGCTTCCTTACTCAACGCCATACTTACACCTCCTCCGTTTTCAGGCTCTCTTCAACCCGTTTCAGGATAACGTAAATCGTCCCCATGCTGTGAACGTTATACTTACCCATGAGGTGCTGAATGACCATCATTTTGCTCTGACCCTTGACCGCCATCAGGCTGTTGTAGTCATCGTAAATCGCCTTGTCACGTGCTTCACGTTCCTTTTGGCAATCAGTTTTGAAAATTATTTCTTGCATAAATTCTTGTTAAAATTTCGATTTTACTTATCAGTTTATTTCCGATTTTAATTCTTATTTCGTATCTTTGTGCGGTTATTTAACCGTAACTGTGTGCAAATATAAACTAAATTTCGCTTTTAGAAGAATTTTCCTAAAGAAAATTGCGATTTTTAACTTTAATTAAGTAATATGACGGAGATACAAAGAATAAGAAAAGCCATCAATTGGCTGTTGTATAAGGGCGTAGCAGAGAACGACCGAGAACTCTCTGAGATAATGGGTTATACAAAGTCCTCATTCTCTCAGATGTCAACGGGCGTGTGCCTCTTTCAGATAAGTTCGCGAAGAAACTCTGCCGTCTTGATGAAAATATAAACGAAGTTTGGATTATGACGGGCGAGGGGGATATGTTCAAACGTGAGCCTGAAAATAACCTGAACAGTGAAAACAGCGTGACAATACAAAAGGACGTGTGGGCTGTTCTTCAACAACAGGCGGCGAGCCTCGCTTCAAAGGACAAACAGATAGATGAACTGATGAGCCTTTTGAAAGAACAGATTGCCGAGACTAAAAAAGCGGTTGCCCGTCAGGGAGACAATGCCGCCTCTGTCGCTGCCGTTTAGTGAGCTTCGGTGGAGTTGAATATAAGATACCGAAATATTAAAGAGGTCAAAGAATGATGAACGAAAGATTAGAGGAAATAATCAGATATAAGACAGGCGGGAAGAAAATCCCGTTTGCCGAGCTGAGAATGTTGTCAACGTCAAAATACGACCTGTGAAACTTCTTCAACTCTTCGACCTGAGCGTCTTTCAGTTCAAGGAGGTTCACTTCCAAGAATGGCTTCTCGTCCATTTTGTTTGGCTCGGCGAGGTCTGTATAGAATTTATATATTATGCCATTTGTCAAGACCCCGAACTTCGCCTTTGACACATTGAAATAGCGTATCAGTTGGTTGTCATATAAATTCAGGTCTTGTTCCCAATGTTTGCACTCAATCAAGATTATCGGTTCGCCGTCCCTGAGAATGGCGTAGTCAATTTTCTCGCCTTTCTTCATTCCGATGTCACAACTCATTTCAGGCAGCACCTCCAACGGGTTGAACACGTCATAGCCGAGCGCACTCAGGAAAGGCAGAATGAGAGCCGTCTTCGTGGCTTCCTCTGTTTTCAGGTTGTCTTTCAGGCTCTCAATGCGCTCAGATATTTGTTTTATCGAATCTTTGAAATCCATATCTGCTGTTTTTACGTTAAAACTCTGTACCTTTGCAAAACACGGCTTGCCGTTGTCACAGAGACCCAACGTAAAAACGTGGGCATCCCCTTGTTGGTCAAGAGGTATCGCCAAACACCCGAACAGCCCACAAGGAAAATGCCCACGATATACGTGGGCATCTACCATTGCTTCTAAGGCTGTCTGAAATTTTGGCGATTTTCTTGACCCTCAAAACAATAGCAAACGCTATATTTTCAAAATTTGTCACAAAGGTAAGAAAATTCCTTGGATTTCCGATAAAATTTCCGATTTTTATGCTTACTTCTTAATCATTTTCAGCGTTCTCAGCCTCTTTGTAGTCGTTTTAAATACACAAACAAACCGATAACAGCCAACAAGAACCAAAAACCGAAGATTTCAATTTTCTGAAACTTTGTCAGGTCACGGGGAACGGACACCTTTTCTTTGACTTTCAGGTATCTGTCTCGGTAAACCAAGCTGTCACGGGTCTCAATCTTCTTATCGGTCTCTACGGCTTTCTTCTGCGGCTTTGTCCTGAGGTCGTGAAAGAGAGAGCCGTCAGGGTTGATGCGAGCGTCAGATGCGGCGTAGTCGTTTTCAAGGTGTGAAACGCTGTCACGGGTTGTCCGCTCGGCTGTCTGAGCGGGTATCTCAACATACACGGTATCAGGGACGAGAACTGTCTTTGTCCTGACCTCAACACGGGTGCTGTCCTGACGGGTTGTTTCCGTTGTCAGGTTTCGGCAAGGGCAGCAGCCCCACATGAGTGAGACCGCCGCCAATAAGATGAACAGTTTCTTTGTCATTTCTTCACGCTTTTGATGTATGATAGAATACCCTCCACATGAACCTTTGTAATGAGAGCCTTGCCCTCCTCACTCAGAAGAAAGTCCACGTCCTCCCTGTTGTCCTGAAAAAGGTTCTCTGCCAGAACGGCGGGGCAGTTCGTGTCTCGGCAGATGGCGAGGTTCTGAGTGATGTACGGCTGCTGTGGCGTGCTCTTCCTCACTCTCAGCCCGTTTTTCTCTGCCGTCTGAATGAGACACGTTGCGAGGGTCTTGCTCTTCTGAGAGGCGTTCAGAGAAACGTGTGCTGACCACCCACGGGCTTCATGCCATTTGCCGTCAGCCCCCGCCGCATTGTTGTGGATTGAGACCAACAGAGCGTTTGAAGCCCCGTGAGCCTTGCAGAGGTTGTTCGCCCTCTGACAGCGTTCTTTCAGACTAATGTCGTTCGTCTCAGGGGTCAAGAGAAAGACATGACCCGCACCAAGCTCACGGCACAAGGCACACTGCAGCCGCTTGGCTATCTCACGGGCGTAGGCATACTCTCTCAGTCTTCCGTCAGGAGAACGCTTGCCCGCTGTGTCTTCTCCGTGACCGTTGTCAATAATTACTATCATAGTTTTTAACCGTTTAAGCGTTGATAAAAATCTGTTTTGATGTTATCATACGCAAGTTTAACATTCGTGTAAGCACGGGCATTGTTTTCCCCGTCCTCATTGTAGATTTCACTCTCAACGACTTTTGCCACATCTTCAACCCATTCAGGGGCGCAGAAGTCTGACAGAGGCTTTCCCCGATAAGTGAACGGGTCAAAGCGGCTGTTCCTGTCATCGTGAATGACCTTGAGAGACTTTCGTATCTTCTCTGCCGTTGCCTCGTGGTCGATGATGTGGTTTTCCTTTCTGACCCTCTTAATGAGGCGACATACCTGTTCCACAGTCAGGTCAAAGGCAAAGCCCGTGAGGTTTCTGATGCGCAGCTGTGTCTCAGGTTCAAGACGCTCGGCGAGGCTCTTTATAGCGGCGTTGTTGTCTTGAAGAATATCCAACAACTGTCTCAGGCTCTCTTGCTGTTCCAACATGCGGTTAATCATTGATTTGAACCACTTGAAAATGGCAATCATCATCGCCGCCGACAGAAGAAGAAAGAAAGCCGCCGTGACAGCCATCAAGCCGAAGTCGCTGATACCTTTAGCGACCTCGGTAACGTGTTGAACCTCATTCATAGCACAGCCCTGATTGAGTGTCCGACAACAGCCCCGCCGAATGTCAAGGCGAAGTCTATCCAATCCCAAGAACCGCCCCAAAGAACGTCTTTCAGTTCAAGAGCCGCTCCCACACCCGCACCCGTATAACAGGCACAATACCAATCGTCAGCCCCAAGCCCAATCAAGAACCCGCCGACAAGATGTTTCCAACGATTGCTCGCTGATAACCATTTGAAAATCTTCTGTTTCATGTCTCTTTATTTTTATGTGAATATTAATACCCGTTGAACATATTTATCTGCCACCAAATTGTGCCGTCAAAGATGAACTGTTTGCCCCTATGTGTGGCGAGTGGCAGATAATACCCCGCATCCCATGTCATGTCACCCCACAACGTGTCGCCACATGATGGGATAATTCTGTGACCGTTCCCGTATATTCTCAACTCCGTGTACCATGGATAGGTGTTGTTGTTGATTATTGTCAGGACTTGACCGACATTCGGGTTTTGAGGCAAGACAACCTTTTGAAAGTGTGCGTCTCCCTGTTCTTTCCCATAAGGGTTTTGAACGATTAATACCGTTGTTTCTGCTTTCAGGTAATAATACTCTTGATTGGCTGTGAATTTCTCCACTTTCATAATCAAGCCCGCATCGGCATTAATAACCCCTTTGAACGTTCCCGAGTTAGCCGTGATGTTGTTCATCGTGACGTTATTCATCGTGACGTTGCCGCTCTTGTCAATCGTGAATTTGCCGTTACCGATGTTCACTGTCCCGTCAGAGTTGAAGACAACCTTACCGCCCGCAAATGAGACCTGACCCGTGAGACCGTTCAAGAATACCATTGGCGTTTTGCTTGTCGCCCCGTCTGTTGTTGAGCCGTCTGAAAGGGTCTGACTTTCAAGTCTGTTGTTGCGGAAGATGAACCCCGCAATATTGGCAAGCTCTGCCAACAGAAGACTTGTCGCCACACTTTCAAAGCTCGCCCCGTATGCGTTCCAATAATTGGTGTTGGTCGGGGCTACGCCCGTGAAGCCGTCTGAGCCGTTGGGAGCATCAACACGGCTGATATAATAAGTGGAGTTATACTTCACGATGTCAACCCTGAAAAAATTTCCGTAATACCGCTTTATTGAAGAGTATTCGCCACGATAGACTGAGGCGGCTGACACACCGTCCTTTCCGTCTTGACCATCTGAGCCGTCAGCTCCCCAACGACCAATCAGGGCGACCGCCGTCTCTTCTGTTGTGTTGTCCGTGTACTTGATAATCTCATAATTATATAAGTATGGGCGTGAGGCTGAAATATCCTGAACAGAGCTGCTCCAACCCATTGTGTTCTTTGTCACGCCTGTTGAGAGGTTTGTGGCAAGGTACATTTCTGTGATTGAGACAATGCCACGCCCCCTGTCTCCATAGCAGCCGATAACGACAGCCGTTGTCGTGACAGAAGAGCCGTCAGTATAAGTGATGCGCTCATAATTCCAAAGATACTTGTTTGTCTCTGAGAGTGTCGGTATTAAAGAAACTGACCACACGGTCGGTCTGACAGAACTATTGCTGCTTACACCGTAATACTCTGTCACGCTTCTTATGCCACGCCCATTTGTTCCGTCCTGACCGTCTGCCCCGTCTTGACCGTCAACGCCGTTGTACGGGGTTATTCTCACGGGAGTTGACCACTGAGAGACAAGCGTCTGTCCGTCACCTGACTTCACGGCAGATATTTGCCACAAGTATTCAAGGTCGGCTACCGTTGGCACCGTTGTACTCCACCCTGAGGGGTTCAGGCTTGTTTTTGAGAGAGCGGGCGGCGTTGTTGTTGAGCCGTTCTTGGCATAGCGCAGTTCTGTGTACTGACCCGCTGCACCGTCTTGACCGTCCTCCCCCGTGTCGCCCTTGTCTCCTTTGTCGCCCTTGATGCGTCCGACATTCTGCCACTTCTCGGTCTGAGCGACAAACAGACAACCGTTCAGGCTCTCAGTGCTTGATACCATAATGAAAGACTCGCCGACAGAAGCCTCTTCCCTTATCCAACCAGGAGCAGCCCCAGGGCGTGGTCGCCCATACTTATAATAGACACAATAAATATCGGTTTCTTCCTCGTCTGACGTGTCTGTTATCTTGTCAATCAAAACAAGAGGCTTTGACTTGTCTCTATCCCATTCATCGATAGTTGCATAATGGGCGTAAGCCTGACCCTTGATTTGAACCGATGTTCCGTCAGCACCCTTTTCTCCGTCCTGACCCTTTGAACCCTGAGCCACGACTTGCCAATAAAGAGTGTTTGTCGGCTCAACGCCTTTGACAGGCGTGTCGCTGTACATTCTGTATGTTGACGTGTTCCCGTCCTTAGTGAAAGACACCTCATCGCCGTTGTAATAAGTGTATGAGGCGTTGTATTCGCCCCGATAACAGCCGATATAGCTTTCTTGACCGCTTTGGCTCTGAACGATTGTACCCTTTATTCTGAGTTTGCCGTCCCCCGCTGAATTGAAGTCAAGAGCGTCCCCGAGCTTCATAGCGTTGGCGAGCATGTCAAAATAGCTGTTCCCGTCACCTGACACAACTCTGTCGGTCGTCACACGCCCTGGAAGAACCTCTGTGAAGCCGTAGAGCGTGGCGAAACTTCTCTCTCCGTTGTATTCGCTGTTCAGAACGCCGACAAGGAGGCAGTAATAACCGTCAACACCATTCAGCGTTTTTGCGGTCTCAGAGAGAAAGAAAACGCCCTTGTCGGCGGTCTTGCTGACCTTTGCGTATAGATAATACTTCTTTGACCCGTCTTCAAGCCGTGCGCTCTCAAACTCTTCAACGTCCCAATATTTGTATTCATCGGCTTTGTGTGATGAACTCAGAGAGGACACGCCGAGCGTCATGTGCTGAATGATACCCGCCGCCGCTTTCAGGGTCTTTGTCTCTTGATTGTATGTTATCGTGTGGCTGACCTGTGTCGGCTGTGTCTTTGAAGAGACAAAACGGAATTGAAGGCTCTCATCGCCGACAAGCATCTGCATCGTCTGTATGGCGATAGGGCTGATGCTCTGAGTGAAGTTTTCAAGCAGCGAAGCCTCCAACATACTCATGGTCTCCTTTGCGTCCCTGAACCGCCTCTTTGTGAATTGAAGAGCCTCACGGTGGTTGTCCTCAATGACCACCTCCTCGCTTTCAAGTTCTTTCAGCTTCGTTGAGAAACTTGCGCTTTTCGTCTCGTTTGACAATTCAAGAGACGGGCTGTGCGGCTTGTTGATATAGTCTTTTATACCCGTGATGCGGACGAGAACGCCGTCTTTCTGAAAGCGTTCATCAGAGAACTTGACATACCCGCCGAGTTTGATGCGCCCGCCGATGTTCAGCCAATCTTTCTTCGCCCAAATGCCGTCAAGGTCGCCCGTGAACGTGAACTTTGTCTCCTCACTGTCAAAGAGACTTTTCACGGCGGCACGGAACATATCCCATGAAGCCCCTGACTTCGTGGCATTGTCGCAGATATAAGCGTCAGGCAACATACACTTGAAGACAGCGTAATTCTCGTCAGCCCGTGGGCAAAAGGTCTCATTCGGCATGGTCTGTCCGTCAATCTCCTGTGGCGTTATCTCAAAGCGGCGGGCGGCTTTCTTCAAAGAGCCGTCAGGGTTCAGAATTGATTTGTGGTAGTATTTCACTTCAAACTCCTTGCCCGCCAACATGCCCGTCTGAAATATCACGGTCATTGTCTCGCCGTCTATCAGGCATTTCTCGTAGTCAAGGTCTTCGGGAATGGTGTTGTCTATGATGTCGTAAAAGTTCTTGTCTTTGTCAACACACACAACAGAAGAGACAACGCCGACACGCTTCGGGTAGATGTCTGAACAGTCAAGGCTGCTCTCGGCAAGGCTTGTCAGGGCTTTGTCCGTTCTTCTGATTGAGAACCCCAAATCGTCTGTCGTATAGTGGCGGGCGTTCTGAGCGTTGAAGCCCTCCTCGTCTTCAAAATACACGCCGTCAAAGGCTATCGTCTGAGACTTCGGCAAAAGAAGTTCTGAGCTTCCATACTTGCTTGGGTCTATGTTGTCTGAACCGCCCTGAACGTATAGGATTTCGGTCGGCGGAGTGTCCCCGTAATTTGAGCGTCCCACATTGGGCTTGAACCCGTTGCCACGCCCGTATGAGAGCGGCAGCGGGTTGTTCTTGTTGTATTCAACCTTGCGGAGCGAGACGGTCTTTCCGTTGAACTCAAATTCCGTGTTCAGGGTTGAAGCCATCTGCGACAACGCCTCATAACAAAAGGCGTGATTATATGAAATGCAGACTTCATCGCCTGAGACACAAGAGCCGACTTTCCAACCCGTGTCACGGCGGTTCATGTTGTCAACGAACATTTGAAGGTGCTCATGGGGCTTGGCTGTCAGGCTGAATTTCAGTCGCCCGTCAACGGGGTTTCTGAACTTCCAAATCTTCGCCTTTGCCTGACTGCTCTCCATGGTCACGGTGTACTCAAAATTTCGGCTGTGTTTCATCTTGAAAGCCTCAGGGCGTTCAAGCGTGAAGCGTTCTCCCTGAAACTCACAATAACAGCCCACGGGTAGCTCAACGTGCTCGGCGAGGCTGTAATAAAGCGTGAGGTTATAATCGCCCATGATAACCCTGTGGCGATAGCTGTTATCGTCCACCTCAACTTCAAGAAGTTTCTTGTCTTTGTCGCTGTATATTATCATTGTCGTTTGATTTGAGAGTTATTTTCATCGAATTTGACGCACACGGCGTTTACTTTTCCGAGTGGTATGCTTATAAGGTAATCACTCCGAAAACGCTTTGTGGGGCTTTAGAATGAGTTACCGCCATTTCTCAAAGAGTAAAGAGGCTGACAGCCTGAGCCGCCCGCCCCTCACTCTTAACAGAGAGATTTAGAGAATACCGAACTCGGCGCAGTCCGCATCCACCTGAGTTTTCAGGGCGGCACGCTCTGTCAGATAGTCCGTGTAAGCCTTGATGCGGGCTTTTGCCTCGTCAGAGGTCTTTGCGCCGTACAAACCGAGCTGTGCGGCGTTGAACTCATTGACAAGTTTCTGCTCGTAGTTAGCGTCCCACTTTGATGTGATAACCGCCTCCGTGATTTTATTTGAGGTCAGCGGTTCCCATACTGAGACCTCTTCACAAGAGAACTGAGGGGCTTTCTCCGCCTGAGGCTCTGTGCCGTCTTCTGATGTCTGTTCAACACTCTCAGGAGCAACCTCCTGAATGTTCCAACGGTAGAGATAAGAACCGTTGCCCACTGCCTCCAATGCGGAGGGCTTGCTGTCATAAAATGCCATAATACTTCTGTTTTATAATTGTTTTCAAAAGATGTCTTGAATTGCTGTGCTTCGCCCAACCCAACCACGGGCAGACTGCCTGTTTGTAAGCCTTGACGCTCAACGGCTGTTCCCGTTTGTTCAGGCGGGCTACCTCACGGCAGAAATTCTGCTTTATTGACTTGCGCATTAACTTCTGTTCTCGGAAGAACTTGTAACCGACATAATCAAGCGCACGCCCGTGTCTGTCATATCGGTTCCTAGCCACGGGAAATATCTGATAGTTGTCTTTTATCTTCAAGGACAGCCCGTCTTCAATCTTGACCCTTATTTGTCTCAGAACCTCACGCAGAACGGCTTTGCTTTCCGCATAGAACGTTATATCGTCAGCGTATTCAGTACATTCAATGCGGGGCTTTTCTGTCAGTCTAAGAGCCTCTTTCACAAGTTCTGCGAGCTGTTCGTTTACCCAGTGCATGAAATAACACAAACAGAGATTGGCGAGGTATTGGCTCAGATAATTGCCTATCGGAAGCCCGTGAGCGTCCTCAGGGTCATTCAGAGCCTTGTCAGCCTCTGTGAGCGGTCTTCCCGTCTCGTCCATTGATGCGCTGTCGATGATTTCGTCAAGAAGCCACAAAAGGTTCTTGTCTTTAATCTTTCGGCGTATGAGACGTTTCAGAACCCTGTGACGGATTGAGGGGTAGAACTTCTTGATGTCAATTTTCAGACAGAAGAGCGGTCTTCCCTCAAAACTCTTGATTATCTTGTCAACCCTACGGGCGCAGCCCTCAATGCCACGACCCTTGATGCAAGAATACGTGTTGTAAGTGAAGAGCCGCACCCACAGCGGTTCAAGAATGTTCATAACAGCGTGGTGGACGATACGGTCAGGATAGTACGGAAGACGATAGATAATTCTTTCTTTCGGCTCGTAGATCGTGAACACGTCATACGCCGAGGTCTTGAAAGTCTTTGTCAGCAAGGCTTCATGCAAAGCCAATAAATTCTTCTCACGGTTCTTGTCGTGAACCTTGACCCCGTATGTGTTCGTCTTCCCCCGTCTCGCATTCTCATCGGCGAGGCGGAGGTTGTCTAACGAGATTATCTTGTCGTATAAGTTGCTGATGCGCTTCATGTTTCTTTGCTTTCTTATTTTGAGTTTTCGGTAGCCCATACAACAGGCGTTCCTACCAACACATTTCAGGTTTCAGAAGTTTTTTACCAAGTGGTACGGTTGCCGCCCTTAATATCTTTGTCAGGCTTTGAAACCTGATGAGAATATTCAAAAGCATAGGTGAGAACCGATGTTCGTATTCGTATTCGAGGGGGTGTTATTCGAGTTCGCATAGGCGAAGCCCGCATTCGCACTGTTATTCGCATTACCGCTGAACAGAACCCCACGGGAGCGACCAACCTTGATTTTGTTCTTTTATGTCTCTTTATTCAAACCAATAACGGTTTCCGTTTCCTCTCAACGTGACACGGCGGGGAAAGGCGTTGCGCTTCTTGATTTCCTGACAGACATAGAGAATGTCGGCTGAACCCGTGAAGAACTTCTTGGCGTTCCCCTCGGGGCTGTCTTTCTCAGGCTTGATTTTGACAAGCGTCTGTCCTTTCGTGCCTTTTGTCTTTGAGAACCTTGTCGGCACATCTTCGATGAAATCACAAACCCAAAATGAGGTGTTGACCAACTTTGATTGGGTTGTCTCGTCACAGTTGAATGAACGGTTGCTTTCGTCACGGGGTATGTTCAGAAAAGCAAGTGAGCCGTCATCGGCTTTCATATTTTGTTCCATTGTTGTTTCTTCTTTTTGATGTTGTTCTTTATTCAGACCCTCCGCCGCCTTATTTGGCGGGCGGCAGAGGGCGTGGGCGTGTTACGCTGTTGCGGGGATAAAGCAAAGGCGAGAACCGAAGTACGCATTCGAATTCGAGGGGGCGTCACTCGAGCACGCACAGGCGAAGCCCGCACCCGCACCGTAATGCGCAGGACCGCCGAACAGAACCCCACGGAGTGTTTCAGTCGTTGGAATGTTCGTCCAATGATAATCACAGAAATAAGTGGTAGAACCGCCGCCGACAACCTTTGGCATGATTTCGCCTCCCTCTCCGAAAATGACCTCTTTCACATAACCCTCCGTGCGGGCTTCATTGCCCACATGAGAATAACCGTCATAATTGCTGTCGTTGAACTTTGACGGGTCAGAGCAAACAAAGACCTTTGAGAGACCGTCCCCGCCCTTGTCTGTGTTCGGGCTGATGCGCACGTTAATGCCGTCAGTCCACTGCCAAATATGCCCGAACGGGTTCTCAACACCTCTGTAACGGGGAACTTGGAACGTCTTTGTTATCGGGCTGCTCTCAGCCTCATTGTTGATTGTGTATTCCACAACGCCCGTTCTGTTTCCGAGGCTGTCTGTGAGACCGCACGGAACAAACGGATAATAACCGTTGAACGTGTTCCAATCGCTGCCTGAGAGAGTTGTCACGCCGTCACCCAAGCCGCCCTGATGAAAGCCCTCAGAGGTCGGCGAGGCGTTGTAAGCCGCTTGAGAGTTGAGCGTGGCGTACTCAATGACAAAGAGCCAATAAAGGGTCTTCTGCATGTCATAAGTCATACAGTTCCATTCGGTGCTGCCAGACTTGCGCTTACGGGCGTAGTTTCTGAAATTCGTGCGGCTGATTGAAGTGACGGGGCGGTTCAAGAATGAACGGTATGTGCCGTCATAATTGGCGTTATTGTTGCCGCCTCTGTACTGCTCTGTGGCGTTGCAGACGGAAGCCAACTTGTTGTTTGAGCGGTCAAGGGAAGCCTCGTAAGCCGACACATAACACTTTGGCACCTGATGATAGCCAGGCAAAGGAAGCTCAGAGATGCGGACGGTCAACTTTGTGCCGTCAGTCTCAAACTTGCGGTAGTGAAGAGGTATCTCCACCATGACCTGACCCCGTGAGCCGTCACGCACCTGACCCGTCCAATCGCGAGGGTCAAGGTATTCAACCACGTTACCGTCATCGTCAAGCAGACAGCCCCGCATGCGGTTCTGAACGGGGCAGTTCTTGTGGAGGTCAGAAGAGCCGACACGGGTGCAAGTGGGGCTTGAAACCGCCGTGTCAAACTGAACGCCGTAAGAACTCTGCTCCTCCGTGTAAGGGAGAAGCGTTGCGAGGGCGGCTTTCTTGCTCTCGCCGTCTTCGTCAAGAACCTCACAATAGAGGTTATAAGGGTTTGTGCCTGACACGTTCGGGAGGTCAGACAGACGCTTGCCATTCTCGAAAGCCTCAATTATCTGAGCGACTTTCTCTTCTTGTTCTGTTGTTAATGCCATAACTTTTAATTTAAGAATTTGAAAAACTTTTTATTGCCTTTGTTGATGAACATTACCGAGGACGTTGTGTTCATTCTGAGGTCTCTTCTCTTGTTGCGGCGGGCGGCTGTCCATGTCCTGATGCGCCGAGCAACACTGATGAACAGCGACACTATCATGGCGTGTCCTCCCCCTCGTAAGAACCGCTGCCCCAATAAACGTCATTTGTCTTCAAGACCTCTGAGTTGGGGGCAATCTCCGTTATCGCCATAGGCGACCAATCATTGAACGGCACGGGTGCTTCTGACAGACTTTCGTCCTGAGAGCAACGCACGTTGAGAACCGTGTCAAGAGTTGAGACGCTGTACTTCGGTCTGACATAGACAGAGAACGGGTTGCCGCTCGGGAGCTTGAAGCCCTTTGAGAGGTCAGCGATTTTGCCGTGAGAGACAATACGCCCGCCGTTCATAAACTCACTGATGTAACCTTTCTTTCCCATGTTTCTTCATTGTTTTTGTTGGGTTCGACATTCTGTTTAATTCATTCTCAACGCCCCTGACTGCGTGAAACGCATCTGTCGGCGTGTTGTGACAAGCCTCAGGGTCGGTTCGCCTACCTCAATCAGGATTGTTCGGGCAAGGGCTGTGTTGCAAGTGGGGATAACGTGAACACGGCTCACGCCCTTGTTTAAGATTGAAATGCGCCCGTCTAAGCTGACTTCGACCGATTTGTTGTCACTGATATAAATCAAATTTTTCAGAGCCGTGTCGGGGCTTAAAACGGCTTTCAGGTAAACGGGCTGAACATTACCGAGGGTCAGGCGTGGAACGCTCTCAACATTTAAGCCCGTGGGGACAATTCTCCCAAGCGTGTCAAGCACCTTATCGGAGGCGGCGTTTGCGGCGGCTGTGGCTTTCTCTGAGGCTTCTGTGGCGGCTTTTGTCAGGGCTGTTGCATTGTCCGCCGCAGTCTTCGCAGCCTGGGCAGCTTCCGCCGCTTCTTTCGCTGCTTTGGTCGCCTCGTCAGCCTGAGTTTTTGCGCTCATTGCAGACTGCGCCGCATCTGTTGCACTCTTTGTTGCCGTGACCGCCTGAGCCTGAGCCGTGTCCGCCCTCTTTGCTGCTTCCTGAGCGGCTTTCGTGGCTTCATCGGCAAGTCCCGCAGCCGCAGCAGCCGCAGACGTGGCGGTCTCAGCGTCTTTGACGGCTTTTGTGGTCTCTGTGTCAATGAACTCCAAATTTACCTTGACGCTTCGGTTATTAACGTCCGTTCCCATGACAAACAGCCCTTTCAGGGACTGATACAGGGGTAGTTCTGAAATCTTTATCTTTTTCATCTGTCATTATTGTTTGTTAGTTATTGAACCTTATATTGCCATTGTTGATGAAACGGATGTGAGAGCGGTCATTTATCAACTGCATGGAACGGGCGGAGAAACTGTCAGGCAACATTTCTATTGCGTTCTCGCCGTCTTCCGTGAACACGATGATACCGTCTTCCGTTGAGAGGACAAAGTCGCTGTCGTCAAGCCTGAAAGCCCCCGTGAAAGTCAGGGTCAGCGTGAACTCCAACCAAATCTTCCCGTCAGGGTAGAAGTCAGAGACCTGACACGACTTGTAGTAGCACGGGAAATCCTGTTCAAGTTCCCTGACCGTCAGCGTGCGTTCCTCAGGCTGAATGAGGTCATGGAGAAGAGCGTCATAGTTGCGCCACAGCTCCGTCAGGCTCTCAGCCCGCATGAGGCAAGACAACTTCACGTCCTTTGATTTGAACGTGACCCGCTTCCCGTCATATATGGCACCCGTCTTTGTCTTGATGTTACGCAAAAGGTTCTGTTTCACTTGTGCGGTCTTCATTATCTCTGACAGAGAGCCTTTCAAGATGCGACACCCGTAATCAGTAAACGGCGTGTTGTCAAGTGAATAATCGTCTGACGGTGTGACCTCACTCACAGGGGCTTTATACTTGTAGCCTTTCATCGGGAAATCGTCAGAGAACTTGATCGTTGCCGTTCCCAACATTCTCACGACATCAAGGTTCGGCTGCTGTGTCATTCTGAGCGTGAACGTGCGCTGAATGTAGGCGCAGTAGAACTCATGGTAAGCCCCGTCAGACAACAGTTCGATGAAAGCGCAGAAACGGCTGAAAAGCCCGCCGAAA